ACCGCTATAGCCGCCGCTATTGGTGAGCCTGTTAATAGTATAGAGGTACGCGAGCAACCCGCACCCGTGCCAACGGATGACCAACCCGCCCCCGCACAGGAACAGGAACAGGAGCAACCCGCCCCCGTACCAACCCCCAAACCCGCACCAACCCCCAAACCAACCCCACGCCCACAGGCACAGACCGCACCCGCCACAGACCCCACAAATATACTCGCGGGTTTGTCTAATTTTTTGGCCACAGATATATATAATAGAGTCTTAACAGAATTAACGCCACTTATTGAACAGATGACCGCACAGGCGGCACAGGCAAACCAACAGACCGCCCGCGTTATTGAGGTAAAAACCGCCACAGGCACACACGCCATAGAGGGACAAACGCACAGGGATTTTGGTTTAATCCTTAACCTCGTTAATAATAATATACCCGTCCTGTTATACGGCCCCGCCGGAACAGGCAAAACCACGCTCGCAAAACAGATTGCACAGGCCCTCGGTTTGGATTTTTACAAACAGGGATTTGCAGGCACAAAATACGATTATACGGGGTATGTTGACGCAAACGGGCAAAGGGTATTGACCCCCGCCGCCCGTGCCTATAAAAACGGCGGCGTGTTATTGCTTGACGAGGTATTTGCAAGTGACCCACAGGCCCTCCTCGCCATTAACGGCATGAGGGACGGGGACCCCGTCGAATTTGCGGGCGAGCTTATTTACCCACATGAAAATTTCCGCCTTATCTGTGCAGACAATACGATCGGCATGGGTGCCTCGGACGGGTACGATCGCAACGAACAGGATATAAGTTTTGTTAACGGATTGGCACGGGTTGAGGTATTTGCAGATCCAAACATAGAGCTCGCCAATTGTGGCGGGGACGCCGCTTTGTTGGAGTATTATACAGACCTTAAAAAAGCGGTTGCAACGTGCGGCGTAACTTTGCCTATATCCCCCCGTGACATGCGCCGCGCCGCTAGAATACGCCAATTAACCAACGGGGACCTCGCACAGACCCTCAAAACCGCCACACTCAGCGGTTTGCAACGTGACATATTAAACACGTTATATATGAATTTAGACCACAAAGAAAATGTATGGGCAAAAGCACACAATAAGTTAATACGTGAGGCCGCATAACAAACAGGATGGGCAAACAGGGCACAGGGGCACAGCTGACCGCCCCGCCCTGTTATGACCGCCACAGGGAACAGGAACACAGACACAAACACAATAAAACAAAGAAAATGAACACGTACACACACAAATTCAACAATATCTATAGTTTTGCAGAATTTTGCAACACGGCCCCCGTATCAAAATTATTTGAAAATGAATCTTTGTACTCCGATTTGGGGGACCCCAAATTTACAGGGACAAAGGATTTTGCAACCGCCAACGATTTACTCCGTAACGGGGACCAAAAGAGCGCAGATAAAGTAAAAAAAGAATATACAAACATTATTGCACGGACAAAACAAAACCGCCCCCGCCCCGTGCCCGCTATTGTTGGACATACCCCAATTGTCGGAGCTTTTCTTGCGGGCGATCCTGTTTGCATGTTGGCAAAGAAAAACCGAAAAACCCGCGCCCGTGTTGTAACTATTATTTATAACACCTCCGTCAATTGTGACATAAAGGCGGATGATATGGCAAAAGCGGGTGCAAACCTTTTGGCCGCCATTAACCAAATAGAGGCCAACGGGGTACGGGTTAATTTATACGCCGCCGAGGTGTCCCGTGCACAGGACAAAGAGGCCCTCGTGACTGTTGTACGTATTAAAACAGATTGCCAACCGCTTAACATTATGCAAATTGCATATCCTATTGCCAACCCGTCATTTTTGCGCCGTCATATATTCAGGATAACAGAAATAACACAGGGGCTCACAGAAAAAAGATGGGTGAGCGGTTACGGCACGAGCGTACACGGGGCACGGGCGAAAGAATTATTAAAAGGTGCAAACGTCAAATATGACTCATATTTGGATTATGAAGACACACACGGCACAAACCCCGCCCAATTGGTTGCAAAGATATTGGAAAATGTAAAATAACACGCCAACAGGCGGCCAAACAGGGCAAAGGGGTACGGATGACCGCCCCGCCCTGTTTGCGCCCGCCACGGGGCACAGATGGGGCACAGATGACCGCACCGCCCCAACAGATGACCGCACCGCCCCAACAGGGGCACGGGGGTATGGCAAACAGGAACAGGCCAACACGGGGAGCATGACCCCAACCGCCCACGATATGACACAGACACAAACACAGGGGCAAACCGCCCAACGGATGACCGCCCGCCCACAGATGACCGCCACAGGAACAGGCACAGGCACACGGGCACAGATGGGGGCACGGATGACCGCCCGCCCACAGATGACCGCCACAGGAACAGGAACAGGAACAGGCACACGGCCAACGGATGACCGCACACGCCCAAACGGGGCACGGGGGTATGGCAAACAGGAACAGGCCAACAGGGGAGCGTGTCCCAACCGCCCACGATATGACACAGACACAAACACAGGGGCAAACCGCCCCACAGATGACCGCACACGGCCAATGGATGACCAACCGCCCACGGATGACCGCCACAGGAACAGGCACACGGGCACGGATGACCGCACGCCCACGGATGACCGCCAAAGGAACAGGCACACACATATATAATATATTATACGTTATACACATTATAGGAAATTAAGGAAATCACAAAATAATTAACCGCCCTTTATAGGGCATTAAAAAAATTATAGATTATGGCAACAATTAAAATGAATGCGACAAAGATCGCAAACGAGAACGGCAACGGCATGAGCCAAAGTTTTGTAACACCTTTCAACAACAAGGACCCCGAGCGGTATTGGGAGAGCCGCGACTATGCAAAGAACATCGCGGCCACGGCCCTGCGGCAAATCTTCGGCAGCCTTGCGGAGGACTTCGGCAAGGATCACTGGGTTGGAGTCATCAGTTCCTGGGGCTGCGTGACGATTGAGGGGAAGATTGTTCACCGAGTGATCCGCTGGCGCGAGATGCCCGCCATCGCGCTGCGTGTGCATGGCTATGAGCATGACGGGTGGGTGATCGTCAGCCTGAATGAAGGGGCGGACGTGTACGAGGTGGAATTGGCGGACGAGCAATTTTTCGCCATCGAAGGCAGCCGCCACGAGGAGGTATATTGCGACGGACTTGGCTCGCTTATAGACCGCCTCGTGGAAACGGGCGACAAGACAAAGGAGGAGTATGATGCTCAAATAAAGGCAAGTTATCCTGAACTTGCCTACGCAAAGGAGCACGGAGCGCAGGTGGTCTATTTATAGGCCATCTGCGAAATTAGAGATTTTCAACTTTTCACATTTTAACCTTTTCAACTTTTATTGTTATGACCATCGTTAAAAATCATAGGGAATATAAAATCAACAATACAACCTATTTTGTTGAGCGGTATGCCGACAAGCCTCACTTTGTTTGGTTTTGGCGGTACGGGTACGTTGATAGGAGCGGACTTGGCAGGACCATAGGCGGACATGCTTCGCACACGGCCAAATATAAAGCGGCTGAGCCTTACATATTAATATATATTATAGGACATAGGAGAAATTACAGATTTTGAATTTTGAATTATAATTTATTGTTATGGACTTGTTATTAAATTATATTGTTGGCCGTATGAATGGCGCGAAGTACGGAGCACCGGAGTTCTATTGGTGGGTGAGCGAGAACCTTCCGAAGGCTGACGCGGAGCCTATCTTGGACGCAATCGACTCAGCTTGTGAGGCAAACGTGAAACGTGCCATATCGGACTACTTTACTCGGCATCAGCTTTATCCGCTTGCGCTGCACTATGTGGCTGCAGCAAGCTGGCTGAATGATGACCCCGAACAGAGCAACCCTCTGACATACGGGACCTACGTGACGATGCACAGCACGGAGCACGCACTTGACACGCAGGAGGACGAGTACGAGATTGAGGCGACATATCAGGCGGACGCGCGGCTCACACTGCGCAGGCAGGTCCTTGGGGCGTATCTGCAAGCCTTGAGGCACGGCCACAAGCCTTGGCGGGGTATCGTTATAGAGCTTCCGCGAAATCGGTTTAATGTGGAGTGTGTTTCGCTTCGCTGCTTGAAGGCGGACAGAGACCGCGTGCAGGGTGCTTTTATGGCGCAACACGAAAAGAACAGGCACCTACCGCCCGAAGAACAAAAGGAGGCGACAATTCGCGATGTGCATTTCAACGTGCATGTAACAATCAGAACGGGCGAAAGTTGTTGCGAAGGGTTCGCAGTGGACCGCGTGGTGACTCTGCATGTGAAGCATCAGCACGTCTCGGCCCATCCGAGGGAGTGGTACATACAAAATGAAAAATGAAAAATGAAGAATGAAGAATTAAGAATTATATATTATATATTATAGAAAGTCTGCGAAATTAGGTTTTTCAAATTTATTCATAATACTTTGATAGAAAAGGGCTGCGTCGTGATGACGCGGCCCTTTTCGCTCTATTATAGTCGGTGTGAAAAATTAGTCGTTTACAAGCCTGTAGCGGCGGGTTTCGCCCGTCATGGGGTCAATGGTCAGCAGGTCGTAAGGGAGGCCGCTGGTGCGGGTTTCTTCCCTTTCTTCTTTTCTCGCGGAAGAAACGCTCGGCACGGCGGCAGGTTCTGGTATAGCGGCGGGTTCTGGTGGCAACTGTCCGGCGGCGCGGAGGTCGGCGATGACTTCGGCGGGAGTGTTGAGCAACATCCAGGCGGGAACATCCAGGGCTGCGGCAATTCGGTCGATGGTGGAGAGCGTGGGGTTCTTCTGTCCTTTCAGGAAGCCGGTGACGTTGCTGGGGTTCAGGTCAAGGGCGGTGGCGAGCTGCGTGGGGGACATGGAGCGTTGCTGCATCAGGTCTTTCAGCAGGGCGGTGAGTTTGGCGGGGCGGTCTTGCGGTGCCGCTTGGCTTGCTTCTTGCAGGATCAATTCTTCTTGCAGGGCGATTTCTTCTTCTGTCATGGTTTTGCGTGTTTATGTTTTAATAATCTATATTTATATTATAATATACTTAAATCGGGTGCAAAATACGGGCTTTTTCAATAAAGAACAAAGAAAAACGCGATTTTTTTGCTTTTTATTGAAAATAATTGCAAAAATGTTTGGCAGTTTCAACATTTTGTTGTAACTTTGCAGCAGAAAACAACAATTAAGTATAACCCGCCCCGAAAGGGGCAATAAAAATTAAAAGTTATGGCACAGACAATGACCTATGCTGCACGCAAAGAGGCAGCACGTGAGCAAGCAATCGAATTTCAGGAATGGCTCTATGAGAACAATATTTCCTACGAAGGGCTCGCATTCGCTACAGAACATTTTGAAAAACTCGGCAGGCGTTACGGCCTTACCCGCGAATTTAGGGAGAACGCAATTATATAGGGCGAATATTATCTACTATATATTATATTATATATTATTATAGAACCGCTGAGAAATTAGCATTAAAACATTTACGACTATGGCAAGGAAAAATCAAAAGGAGTGGGCGTATTTTGATACGAGCTTCGACAAGGAACCATGTTTTGAATTGATGATGAAGTACGGCGACGCGAAGGCGTGTTGTCACCCAGGCCCATGCGACTACGACTGCGAGGGAGTGATGCAACTGCCCTATATGCGCCAGCAGCTTGACCAACTGACCAACAAGCAGATTGAAGTGGCTGTCCGCGAGTACGGTGTGCAATTTGAAGAGTACGAAGGGCGCGAAGTGCCGCGTAACATCTTGGAGCTTTATCTGGTCTGGCTGGCTGCGGGCGACATCGTTGATGAAGTCTATGAACGCGAAAACCGCAAGGCCGCATAACATTATATTAATTATAGCATATCGTAAAAATTAGAGATTTCAACTTTTTCAACTTTTATTATTATGAATAGAAAAAATAATTACCAAATAGGCGACCGCGTGAAGAACAACGCAACGGGCGCAAAAGGAACAATCACGGACTTTGGCACAGACGAAGGGAAAACAACTTACATCGTGAAGTACGACGAAATGCAACGCAGGCCAGACGGCTTCGAGTATCAGAACGAAGAAGTCTTTGCCGAGGAAATCAGTATCATTGCAAAGTATATTCTCTCTATCACGGCTCACGTTGGCAACGACTGCATGGTAATCTACTCCAAAGACTTCGACGCCAACATCACAAACATCGGGATTGTGAACCGCAACGCTCCTGTATATGACAGACTGATAACGCTGATGCCCTGCGCCGACTGGACTATCGACGACGGCGACGACGAGCGCGGCACTACCTACTGCCAATATACTCACTATGAGAAGGGCACCGACAACTACTTGCTCGGTGTATGGACTGAAATAGACGAACAGACGGGGTGCATGAAGTAAGCACCCCACACAATTATAGCGTATCGGAAAAATTAGTGTTTAACCGCCCTGTATAGGGCATTAAAAAGATTAGGATTATGATTATAGATTTGATTCTTGACCGCAAAAGCGGCGTGAAGTATGTGGCCAACGACTTTTATCTGGAGCTGATGCAGTATGCAGAGACTTGGCCCGACATGTGCGACCCTATCATCAAGGCGATGGACGGGGGTACGGAGCAGGATGTGATTAGCGAACTGTGCAAGTATGTGAAGGAGCAGCAGTGGCCCGAAGTGATCTGCAACTATATTTCGGCTGTGAAATGGCTGGAGGACGATGCGGAAGACGGGCTGAAGGTGGTGGTGAAGTACGATGCTGTGGACATAATGGGCAAGCACTATACGGAGCGTTTCGTGACGTGGCAGCCTGTGCCGAACCCCGCCGACACCGACGAGCAGGTGATGGCACCCGTGACGGATCCGCTGCGTGTGGCTCTCGATATGGGCTGGCAGGTGTGGCGACGGCTGACGATTGAAGTGCCGGAGGCTGGCGTGAACCTGGTGTGCGAGCCAAGGGACAAAGACTCGGCCAAGCAGCTGCAGCAGCTTTTGGAGCAGGCTCAGCGTGACGGCAAGCCTATCCGCACCGAGTCACAGGCGAAGATGATTATCAGCAAGACGCTGGATGCTGCGAAGTGATTAACCCCTTTATATAGAACCTCTAAATTATTATAAATTATTAGTGACTATGGCAAAGATTGAAGTGACATTCCCAAAGAAGGTTAGCGGCATCGGCGAGCGCGACCGCTACGAACTGACGACATTCACGTTCGAGGCCGACAGCACGAAGAGCGGATGGGAACAGAGCTGCGCCGCTTTCGAGGAAGCGGTGAAGCGCGGACACAACCCGCAGAAGAATATCCGTATGCACTGGGTGGAGGATGCGCCAACGACTCCAGACGGCGAGCCTTACGACGTGCAGATCAAGTGCCCCAATGGGCGCAAGTAACCCTTATTATAGAACCTGTGAAAAATTAGTGACTATGGCAAACTGGAAAGTGACTATGTGGGAGAAGGGGTGCAAACGCCCCCTTACTTCCGAACATCATGGAAACCTGAACAGACAGCAGGTTATAGACTTCTACGGGCTGAATGCTCCCGACATCGAGAAGTATGAAGTGACCGAGATAAAATAATTATCCGTTATAACAAACATTAAAAATTAGAAGAATATGCCACTTACATGGAATTGGAAAGACAAGATGGGCGAGGTGACTTGCCGAACAAAGCGCAAGGACGGAACGACCCAAACCTACAAGGAGAACATCTATCAGGGCAACTGCCTATGTGTGTCACTCTACGAGTATAAGGAAGGCGACAAAGAGAAGTATCAGCTGGCGTGGTTCCTTGGCGACGAGCTGCATCTGAAGCGCATCGTGAAGAACGACCCAAAATTCTTTGCCGACATCAAGACAGCAAAGCTGAACCTCTACTACAAGCAATGCCTCACCTTGCAAAAATACTTTGTAAGACTGGGTGTGAGAGTTATTACTTATTATAAAGAACCTAAAAATCAGTGAAACTATGAAACTGAAGATAACTTTTCCCGTGGGCACTGAGCAGAAGGCCGTGACCTACGACTGGAACGACAAGGAGGACTACTCGGACAACATGCGCAAGGCGACGATCAAGGCGATGGACGAGGGACTGACACTGCAAGCGATGCAGGAAGACCGCGTGACGATGGAGGCTATCAAGGAGCGTGACGGCGAACGCTGCCCGTGCTGCGGTACGCTGCTGAAGTGAAACAACGAATTATATACGAATTAAACGACATTATTCACAATTAAAACAAAACAAGATTATGCACACATTGAAACTTTTACAGAAGCCGTGTAAGCTGCACTCAGTGCGCTACGGCATGAGCGAACATTCAGAGTTCTTAGTGACTAACGCCAACTATATGCAGCGATGCGACCTGGGGCTGTGCGTGGTGCAGCTGCGCACGCCTTACTTCGTGGCACGTCTGCGTATGTTCAAGACGCAGGACAAGCGCGTGGAGGTCAGCGAACGTAACGAGCAGGAACGCTGCCAGTGGCTGACGGGAAGGATGAACGCCTACGGTACGGCACAGGAGGCGGCAAAGAAGGGGCTGACGATGCGCGAGCTGTGCGGCGAACACTACGACGAGGAACTGGACGAGCCCCGCATGATTGCCAAGGTGCCAGGACTGAACGCCTATCTGGAACTGCTGGGCACGATGGGACCGCAGGACGTGGATGGCGAGCAGTATTGGGCACAGGAGCATCAGGACTCGGCAGGGGTGACTATCCGACAGCCTTTCGACCGCATGATCGACGCGGCAGCGGCTACGGCACTGAACCGCATGGCGTACTTCGTGCGAGCCACTATGCCGAAGAAGGAGCAGCGCGACTGCGGCTCACGGATGGGCGACTGGCAGCCGCGTGACGACTGGCAGGAGGACTTTGATGCGGAGGAGTACTTCCGGCGTCCTGAACAGCGCGGCATCGGCTTCGACCACGTGGATGAAAGCCGCCGGCCCATGCCTTTCCCGAAGCATACAATGACAGATGCAGAAAAGGAGGAGTATCAACTTCTGAAACAAGATGCGATAGACAGGGGCGAAACGCTCGACAAGGATGCGCTTGCACGACTGGCACAGCAGGCTTGCGCAAACGTGGCAGCGTACAGACTGATTAAGCAGTGAATAACGAAGAGTGAAGAATTTACTACCGACTCCTTATGTTTTACATCAACGATAAAACATTCTACGACGAACCGACATCGTGCGGCACGTGTCCGTTTCTGTTCATACCAGGCAAGGATGCTCCCAGCTTTCTGCCATCTGGAGGCGGAACGGGCGGAAAGTGCCACTGCACGATGTGGGACGAGTGGCACCACACTTGGGCTAACTGTCCTCACAGGTGTCAGAAGCTCTTCAAGACTGCGCTGCAATATCCTGACGGAGAACGGTTGGTGATTGTAAGGAAATCAGAATAAACTTAATTGACGTATGGTTTGACCGCCGGATTGAGCAATCAGTCCGGCGGTTTCTTTTTCATAACGCAGACAGCCGCGTCGAAAATACTCGGTATCCAGTTCGCAGCCGTAATAGTCAAGTCCAAGGCTGTAGGCAGCGATGCGCGACGACTGGCTCCCCATCATCGGGTCGAATACCTTTGGAGTATCGGCTGGCGTGACCTGCACCGACTCCATCCAGACCCGCATCAGCCAGCGGTAGAGACCGACAGGCTTCTCCGTCGGGTGGAAGTGGTCGCTATCCTTCGAGCGGGCACTACTGCCTTGCCACACGCGGGCATTGCACGTCAGGCTGGTCCAAGCATACTCGGCCTGCGCCATCGAAAAGCCGTCGGGGATGTTCGTCTTGACCCATGTCAGGAAGCACTTGCACGGAGGCATATCTGGAAAGAAGTTGGCCCCCCAAATGATTTGATGCTGAGAGACGCGAGCCAGCTCCGCGAAGAAAGCAGCATCGGGGGCAGTGTCCCACTCCGTTGGTGTGGTCACGCTGGTATCTCTGTACTTGTCGAAACGCCCTCCAAAGCGTCCGCGTGGGTCGTGAGGCACATAGCTATCGCCAAACCCATACGGCGGATCTGCCACAGCCAGATTAAAGAACCCGTCCGGCAAGGTGCGCATATACGCTATGCAGTCCTGATTGAAAACCTCTGAAATCATATCGCCATTGTTTTACACTGCAAAACTACGGCATATATAATAAACGAGCGGACATAACGCCACCGTGCCGAGCCGTTTTCCGCGAGCCAGCCTGCCGCCTGTGAAGGTCGCAGGCTCTTTTTATGTCCGACCTAAAATTTGAAAATGTCCTACCTTTGCCAATGTCATGCCAAAACAACAACCTACTATATCGTGGCAGCAGCTCCGCAACTACATGGAGCAATGGACGTGGCAGGACCCGCGTACTGGCTGCGAAGTGACAGGATTTAATCCGCCTGATAAAGCTAAATACAGGAGGCAAAAACCGTTCTACTTCCGAGCCATCACTAGCAAAGGAGAAGTCATAAGCGGCGAAGCCATCTGCCTGAAGGTGTTTCTGGAATGTAGGCAGCGAATGGTGCGCTTTACCGCCAGCGGCGAGATAAGAAGAATAAGAGATTACTTAGTAATAGAAGTGAACGGCGTCAGAGTAATTACTCACTGAACTTTAAAAATTATATTATATGTACTTGTTCGACTACGACTCGCATGGTTGGTTAGAACCCAAACATTGTAAAAAACTGACAGACAATGAAATTAAACACATTTGCATCATATATCTTATTGTTGTATTCGCAATCCTCGGAATTATCGCCATTGTATGCGCACTCATACATTTTCTAAACTAATTTATTATATTATGGCAACTCAAATTTCCAAAAATTTCACGCTGGATGAACTTCTGGCAAGTGAAACGGCGAAGGCAAAGGGCATTCGCAACGTTCCAGGTACTACAGAGGTGTGCGCTCTGTGCGCACTTGTGAATAACATTTTGCAACCGCTTCGCGATGCGATGGGGGAACCTATCAAGATTGGCTCAGGCTACCGAAATTCTGCACTAAACAAGGCCGTAGGCGGCGTGAGCAACTCGCAGCACATGCTTGGGCAGGCTGTGGATCTCTGCATTGACGGCGACATGGCGAAAGGCAAGCGGTGGTTCAACTGGATCAAGGCGCATTGTGTCTTTGACCAGCTTATTTGGGAGCACAATGTGAAAGGCAGTTATTGGGTTCATGTGAGCTTCCGTCCTGACGGCAAGAACAGAAAGCAGGTGATTAACAACCTGCTTAAAAGGTAAGAAATAAACACATTTGTTTAACTAAATTATTTCCAACATGAAGAAATTTCTTTTTTTCGGCTTTTTGCTGGCGATAGTCAGCATCATGGCCACGGGCTGTAATTCCTGCAAGTCCGAGAATAAGCAGGATGCTCAACAGGAGCAAATGGTAATCAATGGTAACGACTATGACGGTGTAATGCCTGACTTCACGGCGGGCGTGAGCCATATCCAGGCGCTGCATCGACAGACGATGTTCTCCCTCTACGAAGGGAAAAGGTATGCTTGGTATGAAACACGTGTGTTGTTCAATGAAAACATCTGCTACGAAACGCTTGACAATCTGAATGTCGTAGATGTGACTGACATCTTCCAGACGTTCAACCCTGCAGAATGCCAGTATATCTCGACAAATGCCGAGAAGGGCACAATCATTCCGCCTTCCATACCGGACATTTGGATAGAGGACTGCGATATGGGCGAGCTGGAAATCAAACTTAATGTGGATGACGTTTTGCAGCGGCTGAAGGAGTACAACGGACTTATTCCACCATCAGAAGGCATGACGCTACGCTGTCCGCTAGGCCCAAGAAAATGCAACGCACAATGGGTAATCGGCAATGTTGTCGATGTTATTTTCGTTGATGCTGTAACGGGCGAAGTGACAAACTGGTGTCCGGCTTTTCCCAATCCTAACACAAACGGACCTTTGGGCGAATGGCCCTAAACACGAATAGTAAAAGAATGAGTTCTTAAAATCTTGTTCATCAAGAGGAAGTGCGGCTGGCCGTGAGGCTCGCCGCACTTTTGTTTGAGTGCGAAGAACGGGAAGACTTTGGTTTTATATACCTACCATTGGATTGATAAATTGGTACATAAGCGCCATCAATCAACACTAAACATGTTTTGACAACATATTATGTTCGTAAATGTTCCATTTTGCCGCACCAAAATGAAAGCAGTTTTCGCTTATTGTTGCTCTATTTTTATTGTAACCTTCTTCACGTCTTTTGGAATTGTGAAGACGGCTTCGTTTTCTTGTGTCTGAGGTTCATCGCTGACAAGTTCCGATACAGTAATACCAATAGCTCCTGCAATATCATTGAGGCGTGATAAGGTCGGGTTGCCGTTGATGGCCTGACTTACTGCCTGCTGACTGATGTTTAACTTCTCGGCGATTTGCTGCGAAGTAAAACCGAGTTCCTTGATTTTCTTCTTTATATCTGGCATACAATATATATCTTGATAAGTTTTCGGTTGCAAATTTAGCACTTTCTTTGTAAACTACCAAACTTTTCGGGAATTTATAAATATATATATTGTTTTTGTAAATTATTGTAAATACATACATTGTAGTTGTAAAATATTGTTAAATTTAATGTATATATTGTATTTTTGGCGTAATTTGTTTGGTGATACAATATATTTGTTGTAATTTTGCACCAAGAAATCAATCAAACAATAAAACAACATTTCAAGAAACCAATAAACATTACAATTATGAAAGCGACAATTCAAGCAGACAACCAAGCAACAAACATTGCAATCAAGATTGAAACAATGAATGCAAACATCAATGGAACATTGCAATCAGTAAAAAAAAGTGTATTAAATGCTTTCAGAGCATTGTCGATGCCACGTATCTATCGCAATCAGCTGCGCATGATCAACTACATTGCACAATTTATAGAAAATCATCCGGCAACTACTGACGCTGTTCTTTGGCTGATGGGTGTCGGAATTATCATTGAGGCGTTTCTGTTTGCATAACCAATAATTTAAAATATATAATATATTATGACACAGAAAGAATATATAGCACTCGTTGACAGGGCAAAAAGATTTAGTTACGAGTATTATGTGCTCGCACAGCCTACTGTAAGCGATTCACAGTTTGACGCGATGGTGAATGACATTGAACAGGCAGAGGCAGAGCATCCAGAATGGACGCTTGCCGATAGTCCGACGCAGATTGTTGGTAGCGACCTCCAAGATAATGGACGCAGGTTAATTCGTCATCGCACACGTATGCTGAGCTGTCAGAAAGCTCAAACTATGGATGCAGTAACGAAGTGGCTCAGCAAGGTCAATAAGGCTTTGAATGGCATTGGCGTAACGTATGCACTGGAATGGAAATACGACGGCATCAGCTGCTCCCTTGTCTATCAGGACGGCATACTTGTATCAGCTGCCACACGCGGTGACAAATATAAAGGCCAGGATCTGTTTGCTCATGTGATGGCAATACCATCAGTACCGAAGGCAATAAAAATGACAGGTCGCGTAGAAGTACGCGGAGAGATTGTCTGTCCTAAGAAAGAATTGCAAGGGTTGGGTTATAAGGACTGCCGCACGGCTGCTGCTGCACTGACCAATCAAGTTGTACCATCGGACGACATGAAGCACCTTGTGTTTATTGCCTGGCAGATGGATAGCGACAATCAGCCGTTTGGCACGGAGAGCGCGAGCATCGTGGCCGCACAGCAGCAGGGGTTCTTGTGTGATGTCAGGACGTGTGACGGTGAGGGCATCTGCAAGGTGCTTGACGAATATAGCGAGCTTCGGGAATCGCTGCCTTATCCTACGGATGGTGTGGTCATCAAGATTGACCAAAAGCAGATTGCCGCATCTCTTGGCTGCACAGAGCATCACCAGAATGGCAACATTGCCTATAAATTCTCGGCCAAGAAGACAGTTACTCGTGTGCTGCGCATTGAGATCAGTGTAGGCAAAACAGGCAAGCGCACACCTGTCGCTTATCTAGAGCCCGTGATGATTATGGGCAGGGAAGTAAAGCAGGTATCATTATACTCAGAGAACAAAATGACAGAAATGGGCGTAACAGCGGGGTGTCTTGTTGAAGTTGGTCTGAGTAATGATGTTACCCCAAAGATTTACGGTGTCGTTGATGGCGCTGCCGTTGAAACGAAAAACATTCCGGATAATTCGAGCATTCAAAGTAATCAAGAAGAACCCAACGTGCAGAAAGATAATAGTCATCAAATAATGAAAGCTGCGGGTCTAGCGGCTGCGATGTCAGTTGCGCTTGTTGTTGTCTGGCAGACTGGATTGCTCATTCCACTTGGACTTATAGGGCTTGTGATGGCAGGAATCATCAAATAAACCAATAATTGAAGAAATATGGAAACAAGCAAAACAAGACTGAAAGAAGTGTTGGCAATAGTGAATAACAAAGGTGGGGTAGGGAAGACTACTACCGTCCAGAACCTAGCTGCTGCGATGGTTCGCGAGCACCAAGAATGGCGTGTTTTGGTTATAGACCTCGATCCTCAGATGCACCTAAGTATTCTACACGGATGGAATCAGTCCGATGATTTTTTTACCACACCAACCATTTACAGCGCTATGCGTACAGGAACTAACTTGCCTGTATATAAGACTAATCGAGAAGGCGTATATCTTGTCCCAGGAGATATGGAGATGCAGGATGTGGATAGTGATTTGTTCCGACAGATGAACCCGAAAAAGGTGTTACAGAAGTGCTTTTGCCTGCCGTTAGACGACCACACGGGCATCGGACTGACAGACATCATCGAAAGTTTTGATTATGTACTGATAGACTGCCCACCCGCATTGAGCCAATCAACATACAACGCTATGGCTGTTGCTACTGGTTTGTTGGTGCCTGTTCAGATGGAAGGGCTTAGCGTTAATGGGCTCGGGAATATTATCCTTGCCATGCGCGAAGTTCAGTCGGAACTAAACAAAAATCTGCAGCTTCGCGGTTTGCTCCCGACAATGGTGGATGCAAGGCCAAAAATAGCTCGCGGATTCATTGATTATTTGGAGCGATCATACAAAGGATATGTATGCAGGACAAAGATAAGGCGAAGTGTGAAGATGAACGAATCGCAGACAATGACAAAGGACATCTATCAGTACAGGCCCTACTCTGCGCCAGGTATAGACTATGAAAAATTATGTATGGAACTATTTACCTAATAACTACTTAATAACTACTTAATAACTTAAAATAATAATATTATGGCAAACGAAAACAATCACAAGGCTCCTTTCAATTTCGGAAACTCACCGCTGATTAAGCAGACAGAGGAAAAAATCGAAAATGGCTACGAGGCCATCGAGAAAAAAGAGCAGAAACATGCTCTAAATGAACCACCGATAGTTGATAAGCCAACAGAACAGACCAAGGGTGTACAGACCTATATACCTATGTCGCAATACAGACGTTTGAACGATATTAAGCTCACAAGGGGAGAGAATATAGCTGCATTGGTTGCGCAGGCCATAGATATGTGGCTAGACGTACAAGAGGGCAAAAAGAAAATTGAAAGTTAAAGTTATGACCAGAATTAACAGTGCCATTCATGTACGATGCCTAACTGATGAACACTTGGTTGCAGAGCATCGGGAAATTAAGAGGCTGCCGTTCTGCTTGTATGAAGCTATCAGGACAGGAAGTGTTAAGCAGATACCTAATAAGTTCGTGCTGGGCAATGGACATGTGAAGTTCTTCCTGAACAAGATGCTGTTCTGTAGGCTGCGGTATCGAAGTATCTATGTTGAGTGTCATTTGCGTCACTTCAATGTGAAAGACTATGAGGAGAACTTTGTCTATGGTGTGCCGGACGAATACCAGGGCTACTACACGCCTACAGATGATGAACGGAGGATGCTCATTGAACGCATCACAGATCGCATTATGCACAGCAATAAGAAGACGTGGCACTACTATGGTCAGCCCATATCAAAAGAAGCCGCAGTACGTCTGCTGATGGGCAATGAAGTGTCCGAAACTATATAAATGGACACCTAAAGGTAAACTATAATATCCGACACCACAAACTATATAAGAAGGTGAATACAACTATATGTTTGGACACCTTATTTATATACTATATATAGAATTACTCTTTATATAGAGAATTAAAAAGGGTATGGTTGAGTATAGTACAGAATGCGAAAAATGCGATAAACAAAGGGTTTGCGGTGTGTCGAGGTGAACAATGTTATAGTAGAATCGTGCATTTTGCACAACAGAATTGAAGATTTCAATAGTTATGGAAGAAAACAAGCAACAGTTGATGGAGTGCGCACGGCAGGAGGTGTGGATCAAGACACCGTTCTCGTACATCAAGCTCGGGCCGAAGCTAACTTTGTTCCAACAGGACACGATGCTTATGGTGTCGGACCACCTGCAGCAGTATGTGAAGAACTTCTTCGACCTGAACCTGAACAGCACAGAGGCGAAACCAAGGGCACTCTTTACGAAGTATCTTTTGGAGCATGGCATCCCGCCGTTCCGCATCAACCTGGCAGATATGGACATTGACCCCGCCAATTACAAGGTGGTGCGTAAGGCCATAGAGGAAATGAACCTGCTTGTGGAGCACCAGGAGTTCGATGAGAACGGCAAGCCGACGGGACATACCATCTTCTCGCCTGTGTTCACCAAGTTCCGCGTGCCGAGGACGGGCGACTACTACCGCAAGCGCGACGAGCAGGGCGAGATTATCGTGGAGTCTGCGAGGCATAGCGGTTACATCGAAGTGGAGATTAACAAAGACGTGGCGCAGTATGCCTTCGACATGAGTCAAGGCTACGCCAATCACCCGAAGCTGATTGCCCGATATGCCACGAAGCGGAGCACACCAAGGCTCTACTTCAAGTTACAAGAGCTGATGGGTAGGGAGCGGCACACCCGCGTCCGCCTGACGGTGCAGGAGATTAAGAACTTTCTCGGCTTTGAAACGTTCAAGGATGATGCGACGGGCGAGTGGGTGGTACCATATCAGAAGTTCGCCCACTTCAAGACGAAGGTGCTGGATGCCGTGAAGGACGACCTCGACCAGATGGCGCGTGATAACCATACAGACATCACATTTTCGTATGAGCCTGTCTATCTGAACGGACGAAGGCGCGGCGACCCTGACTTCATAGAGTTTACGATTATGAGCACCGACCTCGGCATCGGATATTCTCTACTTACAAAGAAAGACACACCTGCAACAGGAGAGGCTAAAGACATGGCAAAGCAAACTATTATTCGCAAGCAAGAAGCAGCTGATCGCTGGGAACAATGCAAGGCCGATATGCTTGGGAAATGCACTCGCGATTACAGCATTCACGTCATATCATCGCTTTCATTCGAGTCGTGGGAAGATAGTACGCATACACTTATGCTCCGGATGAATAGCTACGAGGACTACCAATGGATTGTGCAGCCGCATGTGTCTGGAGAACTAGTAAGGCCAACGCTCACGAAGCACTTTGGCAATAATATCACTTGGATGTATAGTGTGCCGAAACGCCCTGAGCCTATATCTTCAATAATTCCTCTATGACACGGAGCCGCATGTCGAGTTGTTGCCAAGTCTTTTCGGTTGTTTCTGACAGAGGTTTGCCATCTTTCAGAAAAAACACGCCGATCGGCAATTTAAAATGGTTACAGAAACGTATCATTGACTCCACGTTCATTGCTACAGGACGTACTCGCTCTCCCTTATCCGCCTGCCTCTTTTGCGCAGGTCCGTCGCCAATCCAGTCATGTAGATTACTACTGCTACTATTGCCAACAGCCTGCATCACTTCCTTATATGTAGTTCTGGTCTGTTCTATCCATTCTCGTAGGAAGTTGTAATTGTATTCGAGCATTTTACACCTCCTTGTTTTTTGTTTCAAATACCCTGTCGAGCAGCTTGAAGTTATTTTCGTTGATAATTGTAAAGTCCTTTGCAATGTAGATATCAGCAATGTCATAGGATCCAACGTGATTTAAGGCTTCATCAACGTCGCTCTTGGAGAAGTGCATCATGTTACGGGACAACGTAGCAAATGTGTGGCGTGCCTGGTAAAACTGAAGACAGTCAATACCTATATCTTTGCCTATTTCTTTCAGCCCGATATTGATTGATTTATTAAATGCTGGTGCATCAGCATATCGCTCACAGAATGAAAACACTCTGCTTCTTCCTTTATATAATTTCATCAGGCCGCTTATAACAGGATGGACTTTCACTTCGATATAGGCATTGTCGCTTCTTCTGTCCTGCGTTTTTGCACGATTATACTTGATTACATTGTTTTTTATGCACTTTGCCTCGTACATATCAACGCTATTCATCCCCATCAGGCAGAACGAAAGAACGAAGCAGTCTCGGGCAAGTTGCGCACGACTATGAGCCTTGCCTTTATAGTTATAGATGGAAATCAACTGTTCTAAGGTCAGCGCTCGGACCCCTTTTTTAATTTGCTGCTTTGGTACTCTGTACCGCAAAAAAGGGTCATTGGGTATAACTGTATCAAAGTCTGTGTTGTAGCGCCGCATTGCTTCTCGATAAATGTGGCGTATGAGACCAAGATATAGGGACTGAGCGCGTGGTTTACATCTCAAAGTCAGTCCATAGTCATCTAACAGCTTATAGGTAATCTTATTGAATGGGAGCGCTCTACATCCCAGATGACGCTCCAGTGAATTTAACATGCAGAAGTAATTCTTCTTGTCTTTAACAGGTGACTTCGCAATCCATTCTTCCGAAAAAATGAAGAAATCAAGTTCTTCCTTACTTTCGGTAATCCGTTCAACAATTTCACCTGCATCTATCTCCTTCTGCCCGATTATCTCCAACGATAATCTATCAAGGCGCTCCTGCAGTTCTTGGCGTTTCCTCTCTATCTGCTTCGCCTTTTCTGGCTCACGAATCTTCTTTCCGTTCGTGGTAAGCTCAGAGTCCGACACGGTAATTCCGGTAGGGATGCGCTTCTTAGTCCTCCCTTCGCATATCAGGAAAGACACGGGATGCACCCTTTTCTTGTTCTTTTTTCCAATCTCTATCGTAATTGTTGCCATAATCCTTAGATTTGACGGAAATCTGACGGAAATTTACAGGCTCAAAAGTGGAAATTACATCCAAAAGTGAAGTACGCCCGAAGGGAATCGAACCCTTATCAAAGGAACCGGAATCCTTTATTCTATCCATTAAACTACGGGCGCATCGGCGTTTTTCCTGTTTCTTTTTTTTGATGTTTCCCAATTCGGACGCTACCGAACCGGAAACTATGCCGTAATATTTGCCAGTTTCCCTTTGTTTACTATATATTCAATATTTCTGTTATCCGCGTTTGACGGAAATTTCGCGGAATAATTTATACTTTTATTGACTACATGGATTGTTTATATAGATCTTGCATCCTCTTAGTGCATTCCATAAACTCCTTCCATATCTCTATTATCTGGTCGCTGTTTGTCGGCATGTTTAGAGCTCTAAAAATTTGTTCCTGATTGATGCCGTCTGCGATGAGCATTTCCCCAGTTCCGCGCAGTAGCCATTCTGCGGAAAGGTCAGAGTAGGTATTTAGAATTTGTTCTAATTTGTCACCGCCTAATGCAGTGTTCTTATGAAGGGCACTTGCCAAAAGTCCGTTAGACAGTCCGCAATCCCTTTCTGCTTGTGCGTTTCTGATGCCTTTAGCATCGAGATATGCCTTAAATCTTGTTGTTGCGTTCATGGTGCAAATATTAAATTTATATCAAAAAATAAAATTTTTCCACGATTTTCTTGCGTAATCAATGGATATTTTCTAATTTTGCACCGTCAATCAATCAATAAAGAACGGCGCAAAAGAGAGGTTGGCGACGGTTTTAGCCTATCGCCCTAAGTATCAGCAATGCAAAGGTAAGGAAAAATCCCGAACCGACCAAACTTTGCGCTAAAAATATTCTAAAGTCAATCAATCAAACAAGCTCAAATGAACGTAACAAAGGAAGACATTAAGAACATCAAGCCTGGTGCATTCGAGCCTTTTCTGTGTGAGGATGCAGCCAAGATGCACTCTGCTGTATCACTTCTTTCGCAAATGAAGCGAACAGGTATGCCGGATGGAGTATCGGACTACGAGAGCCAAAAATTTTTCGGCAAAAACATTCTGTTAATTCACGCACTGCGTGAGGGCGACGAAAAGGTTCTAAACTTGTAGGAGATGAACATCGAAATGAAGGACTTGCTCGATTTAGTAAGCCGTGCGGTTGATGCAGGTGTACAGGCGTATATCAAGAGCATCGAGCCGAATGCTGACTACATCAAGCAAGGCGAGGCGAAGCGATACATCGCCAAAATGGGCTACAAGCCTGCGATGTTGCAGCGGTGGGTTAACGCACATCTGTTGACACCTGTCAAGACGGGTGTTGCTCAAAATGCAGTTGTGCTTTACTCTATGTCCGAAATCAAGACGCTGATTTCTTCACTTCGCCTGAAGGACATCACCAACAAGACCGAACATGACTATGTATAATTATAAAATGTATATACTATGAGACTATTGGATATTACATTGGATTTGGAAACATGTTCACTTTCCTCACACGCAGCGATTCTGCAGATTGCGGCTGTGGCTTGGGACAGACTTTCAAAGAACGAAAGTCAGATGTTCTTCAATGAGGCTGCTGTGCCGGAAGATACATGTCACTTCGCCAACACCATTGACCTGAACTCTCAGTTTGTTGAGGGGCTATGGGACTTCGACCAGAACACTTCTGGCTGGTGGGGAAAACAGAGCCGCGAAGCAAAACACGCCGTTGCGGATGATATTACAGTCTCTAATCATCCAGCATTGACAGAGTTGAAAAGCCAGGAGTTACTTAACGATGCTCTCGAAAATTTAGACTTATGGATTCGTGGACAACTAAAAGAACACGATGCAGAGAACTTCTGCATTTGGTGCCAAGGAACAGACTTTGATATCCCCATCCTGCGCTATGCCGCAGAGCGTACAAAATGCAACAAGCTTCTGCCAATGGCACTTCACCATAAGTATTTCCGCGACTGTCGCACTGCAATTTATGAATGCACGGCTAAATGGTTAGAACGCGACGATGTGGACCATCCTTATACGAAGTTAGACTTGCTGAAAGATCCAACGTTGGCCTACAAACTCCTGCCGCAGCTGCCAGAGTCATTTGGCCGAAATGCACATGATGCACTCTACGACTGCGTGCGTTCATCATGGTTTACTTGGCAAGCACTTAGATTATTCCTTCTCTAAAGACAAAGCAATATGGCTAAATCATACAGCCCTTACTGCAACGGGAACCATTGTCTTCTTCGCTCGAACTGCAAGCGGTACCTTGACGGCCAGAACATTTACCTGCAAAACAACAGTAAAAAGTACGTTTGGATTGACAAATGCGATGAAAAAGAACGCGATTTGTTTGACCCTATGAAGAAATCAAAGTAGAATATGCCCTAAATACTGGATAGATCAAATCCTACACGTCTATATACACTCACGCTTAAAGACCAAAGACCCGTATCAGATTCATATATGGAATGCTTCTGATAAAGCACTTTCTGGAGCCTGAAAAATGCGGCGTCTCAAACAATCCACATTAAAAGCAGTCGCATGGCCTGCAGTGGCGGGCCAAAGGCTCCACAAAGTGCAAAAACTCATTCTAAATCACAAAATTATGATATGTAAAGTCGGCGAAAGCCAATTACAATATGTAGTACGCAAGACAGGACGTAAGCCTGTACAGTGCAAATGCAAATTGTGTCAAACACAATGCCACGCCCCTTGCTTAGGCACACCACAAGATATCTTGCGTCTCATTGATGCTGGCTATGGCGACAGACTGACTACTACCGAGTGGGCAGCTGGCGTTATTATGGGATGTACAACTCATATTGTGCAAATGGTACAGGCTCGCATTGATGGCGGATGGTGTACGTTTTTCCACGATGGGTTGTGTGAACTTCACGACCTTGGACTGAAACCTACGGAAGGTCGTCTTTCTCACCACTCTATAAAGTTGGAAAACTGGATTCCCAAAAAATCTATTTCATGGAATGTAGCACGGCTTTGGGAAGAACCATCATGCCAACATATTGTTGAGAAAATATATAATGCAATAAATAGCAAACCCATAATCTCAAAATAAAATGTCTGCAAATCCGATATACTACTCGAAGCAGTACGCAAGGCAAGTTATGCAGAACTGCCCTACAATAACAGAGGAGCGTTTTATTCAGGGATTCGACCACACAAATACGATGGTAAACACCTTGATTGGCATAGCTAATGAGGTTGCAAGACTTGCCATAAGCGATGGAATAGAAGCCATTAAAAAGGCTGGACTTTACAAACAGAAAACAAAGCAGCTCTGCAAAGAAACAGTGAGAAGGCAGGAAGAGTACGAATCCGTCCATAACTCAAACTTTGGCGAAAGGCTCAGTCTGTGGCTCGACTACCTCGACGGAACTGAGCAGGAATACCGCAGACACATATTCAACGTCTATAATGCCGTAAAGATGGTGCTTGACAAGCGTCACCAAACAAATACAGAACTGAAGGCACGATTGGAGTGTGGGCTGATTTGTGCAGAACTAGCAGTAGGGCAATATGATTCACTGATGCGTGACATTAAGGCAAAGTTTGGAGTCGATTATGCACCAATATTTATAAAAGGCCGGTACACTCAACCCCTTCAGACGTGGAAGCGGCTCTGCGACATCCATGCAAAAACAGACGATATGAACGAAGTTATTGACCTAAATCAAGACGCAAATCTCCGCCTCGCTGCAACCGTACTATCCCGTAAATTGTCAGATGCGGATCTCCTCAACCGAATCGGCAAGAAAGCCATCGAAATGAACATTGATATAGCCAAGAAATACACCAGCACGGAGGACTTGGAGGAACTAGGACTAAGCGTATGACCACACAAGACTTCTCCTTTAACGACAAGGAGCTCTACACGTTGAAACAAGAAATAGTGCTACTGCAAAAAAAATAAATAAATCATTTGGCGATGAAGAAGATAATGTTCAATGATCGGTTTGGGCTCACGCAGGCCGTGCTTGACGGGAGAAAGACCATGACGCGGCGCATCATAGGAAATGTTGAAAAAATAGATTCGCATTTTGACATTGATGACCGATTGACAGGGGATGTTTTCGAGGCTTCCCAATATGCAGGAACTTTAAAATCGATCTACCGCATCGGCGAAGGTGTGGCAGTGGCGCAGTCGTATAAGTCTATCGTTAAGCAAGACCCTGACAACGATTATGGCAACTACTACGTCAAGCAGTTCCGTTACACTCCCGGCTGGACGAACAAGATGTTTGTCCGCGCCGACCTTATGCCCCACCGCATCCGAATCACCGACATCCGCGTGGAGCGGTTGCAAGACATCAGCGAAGAGGATTGTCTGAGAGAGGGAATAAAGAAAATGGAAGAAGGTATGCCATACCGATTTGATGAGAACGGGAAGATTCATCTTTCCGCAGACCCTCGTATGTTATTTGCAGACCTTATCGACCGCATCAGCGGACGTGGCACATGGCAGCGCAATCCGTGGGTGTTCGCATACGAGTTTGAATTAGTGTAATGTAAGCGTATGGCAACACAGGACTTCACCATCAACGGCAAGGCGCTCTACACGACGAAGGGCGCCGCACGGGAATACGGACGAATCGGTTGCAACTTCTACACCGGCTGTCCGCACGAATGCACGTACTGTTACCTGAAGCGTGGTGCGCCATCGAAGCAGCTGGGTGGGAATAAGGTGCGGCTGAAGAAGTGCTTCAAGAATGAGTTCCATGCCGCCGACATCCTGCAACGGGAAATGGACAGGTGGATAGAGCCGTGCCGCAAATACGGCATCTTCCTCAGCTTCACCACGGACCCCATGCTGGAAGAGACAAGGGACATGACCGTCTCTGCAATTTACGGTGCCATCCAGAGAGACATCCCCGTATGGGTGCTGACCAAGGATTCCACTTTTATCTATGACGCCACTATCCTTGCGTATCTGGAAACAATCGAACCGGGGAAGCGTCAGGACATCCACTTCGGATTCACGCTCACAGGACACGACGAGATGGAACCGCGTGCGAGCATCAACGACCACCGCATCATGGCGATGCAACGGATGCACCTCATGGGCTTCAGCACATGGGCAAGCATTGAGCCGGTCATCGACTGGGACTCCGCCGAGGCTGTCATCCGCAGGAGCTTCGCCTATTGCGACCACTACAAGATAGGCCTTCGCAGCGGCGTGAAGAAGGACTACTACGACATCGCCAAGAGCGGTGCTGCCATCGAGCGCATCGTGCGGACGGTGGAAAACTTCGGCAAGACCGTCTACCTGAAGGAGAGCACCCGCCGACTGCTGCAACAATACTTCCAGCCTGGTGCCTACGAAGCCTTCCTCTCGCACACCGTGGATATGGATGGGAAGCGGATTGAATTGTAAACACGAATTATCACTAATTATTCATCAGCTGATGTACAGAAGGATCGAGGACGGCGTATTTTTCAGCCAAAAGCACGGCAGGGTCGTCGAGCATCGCGGCTACTCCACGCGTATCTTCTGGAGTAAGGACATGCTCGACTACCTGCGCAGGCACTTCCCCACTACCCTTAACGAGGAGCTTGCAGGATGTCTCGGCGTCAGCTACCGGACACTGGTCAGGAAGGCCAGGGAGCTCGGGCTGGAGAAGGACGCCAGATGGCTCTCAGGCGTGTTCGACGAGAACCGGAAGCTGGCGCACATCATAAGCAAGAGGCTCGGATATCCCGGGCGCTTCATAAAGGGCGAGCGGGTGAGTCCGGGCACGGAGTTCAGGCCGGGGCACACGCTCACTGAAGAGCAGAAAGCTAGGAAGGCCGAAAACATGAGGAAGTGGTACAGGGACCATCCCATCGAAGCGAAGAGGAAGGCGGAGAAGGCCGCCGCAACAAGAGCCGCAAGGCGAAAGGAAATGTAACGATTAACGGACAGGATTTATGATACTTCACAGATTCATGGGTGAGCTGGAGTACGAGCGCCTGATGGCCGGCGAGACACTGGAGAACCGCACCGTCCACAGAGACATGGGCAGAGACTCGGATGCCGTAGGGTTCTGCTTCTTCAGCGAGGAACCTGACAAGGCTGTACACTGGCTTCAGGGTGCGTGCTGCACAGACGTGCTCGTCACATTCGATGTACCGTCTGGTTACATGCGCGAATACAAAGCCATGTACCGCAACCCTGACCTCGACCCGATTGAGGACCTGAAACCGGAGAACAAGGTGGAGCGTACCGACTACTGCTGCAAGGTGTACAACCGCCAAGTGCTGAAAGTCCTGTGCGCTACCACCATGTACAGGCTTGACGGCATTGTCAGGTTATTCGCCATGCTTGCCTGCAGGAGCTACCATTACAATGACGTTAAAGACTGAATTGCAAATAATATGGCAAAGACAGCAGTTTTATTGTCTTCTCACCAGGAGGTAGGAAGACTGTCAACGGATGATTTGGAGTACGTGTACTGCATGGCTGGTAATCCAGGTGCCGAAGACCTGCTTAAAGTCATAGATGTTAAAGGTGAAGCATATTGGTGCGATGAAATTGAATTTGAAGACTAATAACAAAATCTACACAATGAGAAAAATCATCAGTTATTTCAGGAGCCTCATGAGGAGGCGCGAAGCGAAGCGCGAGGGTGTACCCTACGAAAAGCGCATGTGGTACAACTACCGGGCAATGCTGCCGAAAGATGAACTTGCCGAAAAGTCCTTTATCGAGATCTTCGACAAGAACAACTGTTATATCAACTGCCCCGGAATCGGCGGCACAGTCATTTACAACAACAAAGGCAGACGCTACCTGTATGAGATCGTCGGCTTTAAGAATGAGTCAAGGTACAGTGATTGGTTGTATGACGGCGATTGGATTAACCCGATTGTGCGATATGTCGGAAAATACAAGGAGGAATAAAATTATGAACGAACAAGAAGTAATTACCCTTCACGACCTGGTCGAATGGGTTGAAGATTGGATTCGGACATGCTCTCTAAACGATATCAATCCTAAAGACGTGCCATTTTATATCGAGAACAAGAACCGCAGGTATCGTCCGTTCGCAGGAAGCCTCGGATTTGGGAATAAAGGCGCATCTGTGCGTATTGAGTATTTTGACAGCGACATCGTACGTTTCGACCCGAAGGACAAACGTCCTGAAGGTGGCGGCGAGTATTGGAAAAGCCGTGGAGCCAGCTCCTATGATGTCAGCGGCTTCGTGGCGTCGAAGCCGGCAGGCGATCGGCTGCTGCGTATGGTGAAGTACATTCTCGAGACGGACGAACCGGAGACGTTCCTCGACTACCGTGAGTTTGAACCGAACTGGATTCAGTTCAAGTTCTCTGCCGAGGAGTTCGACGTGGAGAAACTCGACCAGATGGCAAAGGCTAATGACGACATCATAACCGAACAGATAGTGCGGCAGTGTGTGAAATCAAAAATTTGAAAATTTCTTAATATTATGGTAACAAAAGAAAATGCAAGGCAAATCTACAATCTGTATTCCCAGATTGAAAAAAGTAATGAACTCGTTGAAATCCTGAAGAAATGCAAGGATAGGTACGAAAAGAACAACGAGGGGATAGACATAATTCGTAACGGGTGGGGAAGTTATCAGTCTATTGAGTTGGCTATTCCCGAAAACTTTCTTAGGGCAGAAGACCGTCATTGTAACGGTGCGAGGATTTATCAGATATCAATCCCGGATGCAATCCTCGTCCTTGAGAACCATGTCGTCCGACTTGCCAAGGTGTTGGAAATGGAACAGAAAAAGCAATGGAGGAATAACTATGGCAAGATATCGTATTGTAGCCAAATACCCGTGTTATAATGGTTGCATCCCATTTACAGGATATTTTGTTCAAAGGCTGAAAGAAGGTATGTTTTTAAACAAATGGGTGGATGTCAAAGGTTTTGACACACTTGAACGCGCTAAACAGTTACTCAAAATACTTCAATAGTTTAACCATTATAAAAATTTCCGTTATGCCATACGAGGTATGGACTTTGATGAAAAGGAGGAATGACTATGAGAACAATCAAATTTAGAGGAAAGAATACCTTTAATAACCGATGGGAGTATGGTTCTCTTGTGAAAGAAAAGGATGGTGCGCTGTGGATTATTCCGGAGGACCAAATGCTCATTAGCAAAGATGGAAGTTTATCCGCCGCACAAGTTTCATCCGAAACCGTCGGCCAGTTCACAGGGCTGAATGATAAGAACGGCAAGGAAATCTACGAGGGCGACATCATCAAATCTACCGACTACCCATTCATGGATGAGGGCAAAACGAACTATCTGGGCATCGTGTCATGCGACACACACGACGCTATTGGCGAGTTCTATGTGATGCTGTACGTCACCAAGGAATCGGAAAGGCGCGGCATCAGCAACTTCACCAACAAATCGTTCTACGACTTGCAGATGGAGAACGTGGAGGTTGTCGGCAATATCTTCGACAACAAGGGAATGTTCCGATACAGCGACGATGAAATCATGCTTTGGTATTTGGAGGACTGACGTATGCACAAGCCACTGAAAGAATCGACAATGGAGGCAATGGCCATGATGATGCTTGGCGCGAGTGCCGTCATGCCAGATGATCCGCCACTGCCTAAACGTACTTGCAAAGACTGCTACTTCTACATGGGTGGCACATATTGCAAACAAGTGAAACACCATGTAAGCAAACAGACACCTGCCAACGGGTGTGTATATTTCAAGGAAAAATAGATTATGGCACAGAGAAAAGTAACATTGAAGGTAGGCGACCTCTTCCGGCAGGCATGGGAAGGATGCAAGAGGCCGATGTGGTTCAAGGTGCTCAGTATTGACAGACCATTAAACAAACTTAGGGTCGAATGCCATTCTTTTGAAGGATATGTCCACGAAGAGGAATGGGAAGACCTTAATCTTACTGAAGCAGCATTTAATATCGGTGAATATAAAATGATTGAATAATGAAATGGATTATTTTGATTGTTTGCGCTGTGTATCTGTTTTCGGCAGGCCGCGCGAAGCACATCTACAAAAAGAGATGTGTGCCACACACGAATGAACTTGGCTTTATGTTGGGTTCTGCTTTTTCATACATCACGGAGGGCGGGCATGGTACGGGCTATTCAAGTGTATGGGCTTATGAAACGCAAATAAACTATTGAAGTATGAAGCAAATTACATTTTACGGAGCGTGCAACGTAGAGAAAGCGTGGCACATGCTGCAGCAGGAAGCCGATGAATCGGGAGAGCTTTGCTGCGGAGAGTTTAACGGGGAGAAACTGCTTTCGAGCGATAGTTTGGACGAAGCCTATATGAAGGTGACGGGCAAGACGAAAGCGGAGCATGATGCACTTGTGCAGAAGAGGCTCGATGAGCTGAAGCGCCAGCGCGAGGAACACGAGGCACGCATCCCCGAGCTGACGGAACACTACCGCAAGGCGGCTCGCGGCGTAATCATTGAGGGCGAACTGGAGTATTGGGACGAGATAGTGCCCATCCGTCTCGGCGACCTCTACCGTGGCATGGAGCTTGACCAGGTGCTCGACTGCGCCAGGGTGATGCGCGACGAGACGCTAAGCCGCATAGGGCGACTGCGCAAGGCTTACAAGATTTTCAACGATGCAGGTCACAGCGGCATGTCGGCGGGGCTGACGATGGCGATGCTGCGCCGCTTCTGTCCCGACGGCAACGAGCTGGCCGATGCCTGCAACGAGTTCCGTTACGACCCCGACCACAAGACGAAGCTGTACGTCAGCCGCGACGTTGACGGCAAACTGCTCCTGCACTTTGCCTATCCGCATTGGGGCGACATCAACAACTTCCGCAGCCCGAACCAAGTGGAACTGAACCCGCTGCTGTTTCCCGAGGTGAAGCCCGGCAGCAGGGTGGAGTACATCGCAGGCGAAGTGTTTGATACAATCAGATAAGGAGGACTGACCTATGGATAAGCAACAAGCATCACAAATCATCGAGTTTGCGTTTCTGAACGCCGACGGGCATATCCGCTCCGAGGAACTATTCGAGTACGGCGCAAACGAACTGACCGACGCACTGCGGATGGCAATGTTTGCTCTGCGTCAGAACGAGAACCAGCACGTCTATATCTTCAAAGACGAGGAAGCGGGTGACATCATCTGCGACCTGTGGACGACAAGCGTGCCTGACATCGGCGAACAGATAATACTCTGGGATAAAGGAGAACACCATCACTACGAGGTGACACGGCGCATCTACGGTGCCAATGCTGAAGAGAAAGTGGGCGTGTGGAATCTCTACGTGAAGCCAAAGCGAAAAGGATTTATTGACTAAGTAATAACAACCGCCGCAAGGCATAGTATTAGCAATTTATGTGAATGAACAACGTAATTATAGGGATTTTTTATGAGCGCAATCAATTTCAAGGTCAAGTGCGAGGACACTGACGAAATCTTCGGCGGCTACAGGACTACTGACCGCGAGCTGTATATGACTATTCAAACCACGGCTGACATAGTGTGTGTCTTTGACGAATACGGCGACGGCATCGTTGGCGAGAGCCGTGACGACTTCGGGCTGTTCTCGGCCATCGGTAAGCTCTATCAGGCTTACGAGGCTTTTGAGGATAGAAAGGAACTGCCCGAATGTGTCGAACCTTGCGACGAGCCTGTCAAGAAAGAAAAGGACGAGTTTATGAAAAAGGCCAGCTATTTAGTCGGCACCCTACAGGGGATGATGTTCTATCACCGCTACGAAGGTCAGCGTCTGGGCGAGCCGTGGACTTATCCGAAAGAGTGGGACAGGCTTATCGGGCAGGCAGAGACGATGTTCAACGAACTGATGGAAATGAGCCGTGCGCACAATCCCATCGGTCCGAAGACGACGAGTTATCCCGAAGAGCATCTGACGTATTAACCACCACCACGAAGACTGCGACGAAGCGAACTGATTTTTATGAACACTGATAAAATGAATTAAACGAATTTTGCGATTAAGTGAGAGCGGTCACAAACTGGCTTGATGACAGCCGAGCGGGAGCAAAATCAAAACGGAAGTTTTAATTAAAATTTAGGCGATATGACAAGGAAAGACATCGAGAATGAGTACGGCGATTGTACTCGCGAGCAAATGCTGGACTATCTGACGAAGGTGCATGAATTTCAGAGGAAGGCCGCAGGAAAGATAACGGTAGCTTTGGATCTACTGAACGACCACGGCGCGATATTCGGTGGCGTGGTGCGAGAACCCCAAATCAGTATCAGCATTACGGTGATGGATGTGTTCGGGCAGGAGGACTATCAGAAGAGTTGGAACTTGCATCAGTTCTACCCTGCGAACAAGAACAACGAGCTTTTGTCCGACTTCAAGAAGACGGTGGACCAGTTCGTGAAGGGCTTCGACAAGGAGTGGAACCGCCGACGCGAGAACTATATCAAACGACACGGAGAGGACTGCGTATGAACAACATGTTTATTTCTTCAGCAAAGAAGGACGAAGCCGTTGAGAACTTCGTCAAAAGCAAGAGGGAAGAACTGGAGATTCGCTACGGTGGCTTTTGCGCACGGTACTCCGACGGAAGGTTTTGTCTTCATTACGAGATTGATCGTTCTGAGGAATTGGACAATGCAGTACCAGTATAGTTATTATTCTGAACAAAAGAGAACTGAGACAATGAAAATCGAAATCGAATACAACGGGGCGTTTGCCGTGTGCAGCATCGAGCCGATGGACGAGCCGGGCAGGATGGTGCCGTTCAACGGGGCCGACACCAAGAGCCAGGCGTATGCACTCGATGCCTTCCGCACCATCGAGGAGCACTGGCGGCGCGAGAAGCAGCTGGAACGGTACAAGCAGCACCCTATGATGCACATCAAACAGGAGTTTCAGGTCATGGTGCGAAACTTCGACAAGATACACAAATTGTTGAAAGAAGGAGTCGTTTTGGAGATGTCGTATGACGTAAGCCACGACCCGACCATCAGCATTTGGCTCAACGACCGACACACGACAGTCGAGACCGGCGGCTGGCTGCTGCAGGACACCGAGGGCCGCTGGTGGGGCATGGGCAATGGCGACCACCGCATGTTGGAGCACTATGGCAAGATAGTAAAGGAATAAGCGAACCACTAATTTCACTAATTTCCACGAATTAAACGAATAAAACGAATTTATGAAGCAGTGTGTTGTAAAGATAGCAGTCAGCACAGCCGAGAACTACACCCATATTGACGATGTGGTATATTATCGCAGCGGTATGTCGCCCGACTTCGTGGCGCGATGGATGTGGTTCTTTGAATATTTGGGCGCAAGAGTAAAAGTGGCCAATCCGCGCCGACGTGTAGAGATATATCACGGCCCAGCCGACATTATGCTGGGGCAAGAGTGGCACGAGCACAGACGGCAGGCTATGCTGAAATCGCGCAATATCAAATTGAATCAGTTGCAACGCACCACCCCCGACGGCGACCTGTTCGGCTTTGCACAGGCAGACCACGCAAAGCGTATCGGCGAAGTGCAGCAGCAGATTGCACAACTGGAACGTGACGAATATCCCATCCCAGACTTCCCCGAATACATCAACAAGATTAAAGAGTATTTAACGAATTGACACGAATTATGAAAATTATGAAAATCAAGATTAACAACGATTACAAGTGCTTCATGTCAATACCGAACATAAATTTTTGGTACGACTATGAGGGCCGTAAGCTGTTTATCGGCTGGCTATGGTGGGGAATAGACCTTATATTCAAAGGCTACAATGTTGAAGATGCCGACCGAGTTCACTCGGCAACTATGGATTCAACTTCCCCTGAACTCAAAGAGTCAGAGTCAGAGGATGAGAGGATAAGAAAGAAACTAATTGAAGCCGTAAAAGGTGATATGGTTGTTGGTGGCACAAAAGACAAACAGCGTGCTATTGCTTGGCTTGAAAAGCAAGGTGAGAAGACACCTGCTTGGAGTGAAGAGGATAGAGATTTGATGTATGATACACTTAGTAATCTTACGGAACTTAAAGATTTGTATGGTAAGGATTATGGCAAAGTTGGAAAGTGTATTGATTGGCTCAAATCATTAAAAGAAAGACTGAAAGGAAAATAAGTTATGAAAGCACCAGATAAGATTTATTTGCAGATATGTGGCGATTGTAACGGCAATGACTGCGAGAACTGTAAGTTTGAGGATTTGGAAGACACTGTTACTTGGTGGAAGGATAAAATCTTTAAAAATGATATTGAATACACCCGTACTGATGCCTTTATTGACAAGGCTTGTGAGTTTTTGAAAGACAAGGGTAATGGCTACATTTCGATTGTAGATGGACAAATTGTTCTTAGAAAGGGTATGATTAAGGACTTTATAAAATACATGAAAGGAGAATAAACTATGAGAATTGAAATTCACAAATTAAACAAAATGTTTTTGTTCATTCCAACAATAGGAATGGATATCGAGTATAGATGCGTATTTATTGCGTGGTTAAATCGAGCAATTTATTTAGGAAAAGGGAAGGAGAACAAACTATGAATGACGAAGTAATAAGAGAGCGCAAAATAATACAAGGTATTGCAGACTTGTTGCGCACACACCCGTTTACGGTAGAGTGCAAGGTGAAGAAGAATCCGAAGGGCATCAGGGTCATTTTTGAGGTTACGCAGAGGGAGATGCAAGATATTGCGAAAAAGATATTGGAAAAGAAGGAGGGCAAGTAGCATGAAAATCAAGAATGAGAAAAAAGCGTTGCGGATGTTCTGCAACGAAAGCAGTTTCATAAAGCGTCACAGCAATCCATTTATCAATGACATGGACAATGGCCGACTGATGGCGACAGACGGTCAGGTCATGGTTCTCGTTGACCCCAAGCTCATCCGCTGCAAGTACCCGCATTTCGAGCAGCGTCTTCCGAATTTAGACTACGAGCGGTGTGACATCGACAAGACAATCCGCTTCGCGGACATCGAAGCAGCTTTCAACCTCTTCCCCCTTATACCCGAAAAGGTGAGCAAGGACGGCAAACCATGCGAATGCCCGGAGTGCGACGGGTCAGGAGAGGTTGAATATATGTATGAGGACAGCGACATGAACGAACACTACATTTACGGTGAATGTCCTATCTGTCTCGGAACTGGTATGCGTGACGACTTTGAGCTTGTGGAGACAGGCCGCATGTTATTGCCTGAGCACTCCACGTTCGGGCTGGAAGACCAGATCTTTGACGCCCGTTTAATGATGCGGGTCGTCGAAGGATTGAGGCTGATGGGGTATGACAGCATGACGTGGAAGTCCAAGCAGGGCTTTGCCAACACCTTCAGCGCCTGCGACGGCATTACGGTTGCTGTCATGACAGTTTTGGACGAGGAAGAGCACCATCAACGAATTGGATGTTCTCTTTCACATTTTCAAAAAGATGTTCATTGACACCGAAGAATCCGACTTCGATTAAACAGATAGATATGCAAAATAATAGAAAACTTCTGTCAATACACCAGACTATTTCTTTTGCAAAGGAATGGCGCGACGGACAACTGTGTTTCGCCTTTCATGGAGCAACAAAACAAGTCATAGGTAATTTGTTCGACAGATTAACGCAATTCTGTGGGGACTGTCAAATAACGACGGACTCATTACTACACAACATCACAAATGGGAAATGCCAGAGAAGCGTTTTTGTCAGAACGAAAGCTGATACTGACATTCTATCCGAGAAAGAATTGGCGAATATGATAATACACATGTTACAGAAGGAAACACACTATACAGTGACATATTTCGACAATTTCGAGAAGTTCCTTAACGCTTAGTTTGTCCACTCGATAAAATACAAAATTCATACATTTGCGACAGATACAAATGGCGAATAACTTTTTATTAGGCGATATAACATGATTAACTGGAAAGAACTTGAATGGCATCCCATCACGGAATCTCCTAATTTTGGTAGGAGTGGAAAACGGCGTGTGGATGTGTTTCTAACCGACGACAAGATGATATGGTCCGTTATGCTCACCAAGGAAACGTATGCCTTAATTCACGAGCCTCACATGTGGCCGAAGGCAAAACGCTGGGCATACAATAATGGAGAAATGTCAGCAGAACGTTGAGCATATAACAAATGATGGCGATATGATAATAAAAAACATCCTTTTATCCCTCGTTATACAAAATACAATGCAAAATCGTGCTTGTTTTGTGCAGAACGTGCGCTGTTTTGCTTCACAATTTGTACAACAAATGCCGTACAATTTGCCGTGCAATTTGTTAGCAATTTGTGTTGCAAAATGCTTTGCAAATTGCGAGCAAAATGACGGGGTATTTTAATAGGGTTTTGTGTATGAAAACAAATAAGAAAAACGGCAGAGTCTCTACCAAGAACTCGACGAGAAAAGGCTTCTATATGTTCTCGCGAGACTTGCTCTCGTCGCAACGCTACAGACGTTGCTCTTGGAATGCCAAGGGCGTGTACTGTGACTTGTTGAACGTGCTGGCATTGCAGCCCAATCCAGGGTCAATATGTCTGCGGGATTTCGATCTTCGACCAAAGAACGAACGCTCGCTTACATTCCGCTGCCTCCAATGTCAGAAGAAAGCAAAAGTGGGTGAATATCAGTCTATTGTGTATTTTGCAGAAGCCATAGCAGTGAGTGGCGCAAGTGGTCCTAGACCTGGTTTAATACATGGTCTGCAGGAACTATATTTAAGAGGTATGATTATCATTGAGGGAGACACGATGATACAGCCTCGAATGTATCTGGACAACGGCTTTGAGTTGACCGACGAAGAGGGCAATCCGCGCCTTTTGACAGACGATGGTGTGACCGTAGTAGGTTCACCGGACGATGCCACAAGCGACCAAGATGCAGAGCGCGTAAGAATGCAAAAAAGTGATGATTTTAGTGCAGAAAAAGATGGCAAAAAAGATATAAAAAATCCTCGCGCAGGCGCAGGTGACGCGCACGCCCAATCAAAGAGAGTTGGAGTTAGAGATAATAATATAAATAAAACAAATAATGAAAGTATAAGGAAAAGGGGTATGGGGAAAAACGAGGCCGACGATTCAAAAACGCAAAACAATAACCCGAAAAAATCTGTCAAGGTCGAGAAAGGCGGTTTAGAGCAAAAAAAATCCCGCGAGGGTACATCTATACCACCAGAGGGGGAAAAACGCGATGACAGCCCCGCAATGCCCCCAAAAAGCCCCACAGAAACTTCACTTACGTTTGACGAGTTCTGGGATGCTTACGACAAGAAACGCGACCGTGTGGCAAGCGAAAAGTTGTGGAATGCGTTGAAACAGTCAGACAGGGAAGCTATTATGGCCTATATTCCATTATATAAGAGAGCCCAGCCCACAAAACGTTTCCGTAAGGACCCGACTACATTCCTGCGTCACCGCTCATGGGAGGATGAGATTATCAGCGAGAACGAAATTGCCGTATCTCAGCCGAAAGTACATCGGTCTCAACCACGACGTTCAGAAGAGATTCCAAAGCATGTTGATGAAGATAACTTTGCCGGCCAGGAAACATGGTAATATTATTTCACTATGATTGAAATAGACAGAATATATAATGAGGATTGTCTTGAAGGCATGAAGCGTATTGATAACAACAGCATAGACTGCATCATTACAGATCTTCCTTATGGAGTGCTAAATGCAGAGAGCGAAGGCGGTTCTTGGGATAGTATAATACCACTTGAGCCAATGTGGGAGCAGTTTAAGCGAGTGACCAAACCAAATTCGGCTATCGTTCTGTTCTGCCAGGGTATGTTTACGGCAAAGCTGATGATGTCGCAGCCGAAGATGTGGAGGTACAATCTGATATGGGACAAGTCGCTCAAAAGCGGATTTCTTAATGCTAATCGTATGCCACTCCGTCAGCATGAGGACATTGCTGTGTTCTACAAGGAATTGCCAACGTACAATCCGCAGATGGTTAAAGTACCGCCACATAAGCGCAACCATTCAAAAGGCAATATGGCAAAGCCAACACAGAACCGTTGCTATGGAAAGTTTGTTGAGACACCGACAATTATCAGCGACGAGAAATATCCGTCAAGCATTATTAACTTCGCCAAGGAGCACATAAACGGAAAATCGTACCATCCGACAGAGAAGCCAGTCGATTTGCTCCGCTACCTGGTTCTTACATACAGCAACATGGGGGGTAATTTTGGACGCTACAATAGGCTCTGGCACAACCGCAATCGCCTGTATCAGGGAGCATCGCCACTTCATAGGCTTCGAGCTGAACAAGGAATACTTCGACAAAGCCTGCAAGAGAATTAAATTAGAACAACAACAATTAACTCTATTTTAAAACCGTAAGTCATGGAACAGAAGCAAATAGACATATTTAGTAAAAGTGTGGAGTTGATGCGAGACTCTGGCTTTAATCCATATCCGAAGTGCCTACATATGCAGATTCCGCAGGCTCGTGAATTGTTGTCTTCTGGGCTGCGCTACTACCTTGGTGATGACGCGAAGTGGTTGCCGTGTTACGACCAGGTGGCGGCGTGGCTCTCAGACAACCGTGGTCGAGGTTTGCTTTGTCTCGGTCCGTGCGGATTGGGTAAAACACTTATAGTACAGAACATTCTACCAGTCCTTATTCACATGAAGTATCAGCGTATTGTCAGCAGTTACTCTGCACAAGAGATGAACGACCGCATACAAGATATTGTGAAGCGCAATCTTGTAGTTGTGGATGACATTGGGACTGAGCCTGCTGTGAAGTTCGACTTCGGCGAACGCTCGACCCCTTTTCTGAAACTGTGCGATGCAGCGGAGAAGCGAGGCATACTGCTGATGATGACCGCCAACCTGCGAACCACTCATGGGGTTGACAAGCAGGGTAACATCATCCCTAGCATCGAGGACCGCTACGGCGACTTAGTGCTCAGCCGCCTCCGCTCAATCGTCAAGATCGTGGAGTTCAAAGGAAAAGATATGAGAGGAACAAGCCAGCCATCGACGAGTCAGAATAATAATTGAAGATTCAGTGACATCTAACAAATAAAGGAGGACAAGTTGATATATGGACCACCATCTCGGAATCTACATCCAAAGAGACAAGAGCGACATCATCAAGGATTGTAAGTATTGTCGTAAGACCGACCGCAAAGGATTCGGATCAGATTGTGCCTACGGCTACGAATGTAGTATCAAGTCAGAGAAGAGGAATTGCAATCGTTGCCGTCACTGCTACTTCGGTCCACGTAGGTGGTAAAAATCATCATCAAATTACATTTAATAAACATTGTTTCACAATTAAATCATCACAATTATGAACAGACAAGAAATTATTGAGAAAGTAAACGAGATTATTGTAAACATCCTCGGCGTTGATGTCAAAATGCTAAAGGAAAATGCAGCATTGGATGGAGATATCGGTGCAGATTCGCTTGACTGTATGGAGATACTGATGCAGTGCGAAAGCGAGTTTCAAATCAAAATCACCGACGAGGAAACCGTTGCTATTAAAACAGTAGGTGACATTTACGAGATTATAGAAAAGAAAATTTCATAAATATCAAGTTTAAAAAATGAAGACAAAATTAACGGTTGACGTGAACTATTGGAGAAAAGCGCTCGCACAAATTGCTCCTGTTATTAACGCCAAGAATGCTCTGCCTATTTTGGGAAGTGTAGTGTTGAAGTATGACGAAGGTCGAGATGTGTTTACTATGACCGCATCGGACAGCGAGACATGGATTACACTCGACTGCGTGGACAGTGACGGACAGCAATGGATGCGCATGATTGAAGACGACCAGAAGGACAAGTTCAAAGAGGTGGCCATTTCTTTTTCTGCGCTAAAAGAGGCTGTAAGCCTACTGCCAAGCGCACAGCTGTTGCAGGTATGGTTCACCACGGACCACTTGATGAAGGTAAACTATGGAATCGGTGAGTTCGAGATGGGTTGGGAAGACTGTGATACATTCCCTTTGCCTTTGCCTGTCGCTGAAAAAGACAAGGAAGGTGCATTATGCCGATTCACACTCGATGCCTCCAAACTACTGCCACTTATGGCCGCAGCCATAGAAAGTAGTGCAGATGATGAACTCAGGATGGTATTGAACGGTGTTTGTCTGGATGTGTATAATGACAAGTTGATTGTTGTTGGAACAAACGGCCGCGAGTTGTTCAAGGATGTCATAGAGACTGGCGTCGGCAGCGGATGGCTTGATTATGCGACGTTTCCTGCTTTCGATCCCAAAACACAACAGCCAGGTTCTGCGAAACTGCTAATCACAAAGAAGGCTCGTAAAGCGTTGTCATCAGTCGTAAGCGACGGACAGATTACAGTTACTGCAGACAGACAGCGATGTGAGTTCTGCACAAAGGGCGCTCGCATTGTTGCAAGACTCATCGAGGGCAACTATCCAAACTACGATAGTGTCATTCCGAATGACAGCCAGTACCGTGTGTCAGCAGACCGCGAATCATTTCGGATGGCATTGCGCCGCGTTCAGCTGTCAGCTAACGAGCAGACAAATATGGTAGAATTGCGGCGCGATGGTGATGCCTTCATTGTATGTGCAGCAAATATGGATAATGGTCGCAGCGGTCAGGAGCGCGTAGCGATAACAGACCAAGATGCTTTCCTGCCAGAAGGCTTCGCAATCGGCTTGAAAATTAGCACAGCAGTCGGCATACTGGACCGCATACAGACTGAGAGCGTGGTGTTGTTCCTCAGTGAGCCAAGACGCCCCGTGCTATATCGCCCTGATGATGCTCACAGCAGTCGCCTGATACTTCAAATGCCAATGCAAGTAAACTAAAAGAAGACTGCATTAAGCACAAAAATGAAAAAGCCGTCTTTACATATCAAGAATGTGTGTGAAGAAGGCAATGTCCGTCCACTTGGGCGGGCTTTTTTTAACTTTGCGTCTGTAAAACAAGTGAGAGTTGACGGAATAAAGAAACGATGAACGAACAACGACATATACATCTGCACCTTCCAAATGCCTGGAACCGCTGCACAACTGATGAACTGGAGTACATTGCTGCAGAAATCATCAGCGAGCAACTGCTTGTTGGACGTTATCACCAGTTTGATTGGGACAAGGTAAAGTTGAAAATCGTCCTTGCCGTTAATGGCATCTCCATAGTGCCATCTCAAAATGAAGAAGTGAGAGACGGACAAGAGTGGCTAGTAAAACGCACGCAGGACGAAGAGGCTTGGCCTATTAACGTGGGGCAACTTGTCTCTCTGTGCAAACAACTTTCATGGCTTACTGACGAAAAAGCCCGCCCACTGTTCAACTTTCCTTATCCGAAGCTGATTATCGGCAACGTCACTTTGCAAGGCGCATCGCCATTGCTTGACGGCTATTCATGGAACGATTACCGCCTGCTCAGTGACTGGATGCAGATATACGTTCGTAACAACAATGCAAGACTTGATGCAGGCGAAGCACAACGCCAGTTCCTTGCTGTCCTGTTTCGCTCGTCAGACGGATCACCCGTAAACCCAAATACATTCGAGAACTTTTCGCCTGTCAAGTGGCAGGTCATTCTCTTCTGGTGGAGTGCTTTGATGCAGCAGCTTGCGCAAAAGTTCCCAAAAGTTTTCAAAGCACGACCCGTGAAGCGTGGTCAGCGTCAGGAATCCCCTTGGGACTTCTACAACCATGTAACCGCAACACTTGCTGACGAATACAAGACCAGCGAGAAAGACCAGCGCGACGAGACTTACAGTGTAACTTTACAGAAACTGCAGAACATGGCCGATAAAGCAGCAGAGATGGAACGCATCAGCAAAAAGAAATAATGATAATAGTATGAACAACTTCGAACAACTCAAAGAGATATGCCGCGTGGCTTGTCACGAGCGAAATGCCTGTAGGCATGGTTTTGAAGCACTGATGAAGACGGAAAACATCGTGCAGATTATGCAGGTGTGGAAAGAAAACTGGGACGATGTGTACCGTTCGCGGTATGCCGACATTATGGTCAAGCAGTTGTCTGTTGTTGGCCAACCGATGATTGAAGAGTTCCGCAATGGCGGCGTCTATGTCAACGAGAACCGAGATGAAGGATATGTCATTATAAGCAATCCGGACAAGTTAGTCAATGTTTCTGGAACTGCTAAGGCTTATATCTTTACAAGTGCCGAGGTATCTGCCACCGACAATGCTCAGGTTTATTGTCGTGCGCCTGGCTCGAAAATAACCTTGCGAGGACACGCTTATTGTCATTGTGAAAGTCGTGATACGATTGTGTCTGTACATAACTTTGCTCACGCAGATGGTGACATGCAGTGTCATACTTATAATGCAGCCGAGGTGGTGATAGCGAACGGTACCCTGTACGACCATGGCCATCGTCGGATAGCAGCATACGGTGGTACGAAGGTTTACAGTGATGTTACAAAAGGCATCGAATTGGGTGGACAGAGCAGACTATATCCACTTTCAGGCTCTCAATTCGATAAGGCATAAAATGATACTAACACATAATCAGTAGTCCTATGAAAAGCCACCTCGCCATAAAAGTAACGGGAAAGGAGATGACCTTACGTCCCGATCAGACCATTGACTTCGAACTGGCCAACCCCCTTTTTAACGATACAGAGATGTTTTCCCTGCCGTTCAATCCACCATTTGAGCAGAACAGGCACTTGATGAAGAATATTGACAACGTACAGAGCGATGTCAGTCCTATGACTATGGACGGTCTTCCTGCTGTTGTATATGGCGAAGGGTTGCCATTGCATTCAGGCATTACAGTTGTGCAGGAGGAAGAAGAACTTGCAGGAAGCATGAGCCTGAACATTGACGCATCTAAACAGTCGTTTGATGATTTGATAGGCGATTTGCAGTGTCAGGATGTACCGATGAAAGACCGCATTCAGATTGGCGAGAAGATTGGCAACATCCACGTACAGGTATCGTACAGTTATAAGGTGGATATCCATTTCCAGTCAGGAAAGAAGGACGAGTGGAGCAACTATACTTATGACAACGATACTGTTGAAGGAGATTTCGAGCCGCAGGCACTCGGATTCTCATATCCTGGCATTTGTGCTGTCACCGGAGACAAACAACAGGCGGTTCTTAAAACGATAAAGACCTATCCTGAAGGTCAGACGGTGAATATACCTCGGGAGGTGGATGATTATGCCAACTCCACCTTTATCAATGTGACGGACGCATACGGTGAGAATAGCGAACACTGGGGTGCAGGAGGCGCCAAGTATTGCAATGCACGTGTATGCTATCTGCACAAGGGGCTCAAAGATGACGGAACCAGCAGCGATGACGTTATCAAGCGGAAGGACACGGAAGATGTGTATGAAGGCAAATATCCTTATTGGGTTCTGGATGCAGACAGACCGCAGTCTGGCATCTGCTTCTATGTGCTTTATTTCCTGGACTGCCTGTTTGCTCACCTTGGCGTGGATTTCGACAAGAGTGCGCTACTTGCAGTGGAAGATTTCAAACATTTGTGTTTCTTCACCACTCACTGTAAGTATGACGTTGAACCAATGACCGACGAGGAACATTCTTTTTATAGCATTGAAGATGCGAATAAATGGCTCAACTCTCGTGGTTGCGGAGGTAAACTTGGCGTTGAAGACCCTGAGCCGAAGCAGATACAGGAGTTCAACTACAAGAAGAATAGCGGTAACTGGGAACACGTTGAAGTAGGAAAGAACGATGTGCAGACCATCACTGTCACAGCGACTCTTGGAAAAGTCATTTTCTCCTGTAACGTCTGCAAGATGTGGGCCAACAGCGATAACTTTCCAGACTCGAGCGTAAAGAGCATACTCGACTCGCTTGAAGCATCGTTTGGCATCCGCTTCCACTATGACTACGAAAAGAATAAGGTAACTGCATATCTGCTTCGCGATGTGTTCCGACAGGTCATGCCGGACGGCACACGACTGCAGACCGTCAATTTCAACGGCAAAGTGCATCGCGTGTATAAACTCACTGAAAAGATTACGGGCTTCCGCATGAAGTATTCTGCTGAGAACACCCCAAAGGAGCAAGAACAGTATATCCGTAGGAAGAAGAGCGATTACGATACCGATTTCGACTACAAAGAATATCCTGAAGGGCGCGTCTTAATTGACGAGACTTTTATTGACATTGCCAAGCAAGCAAGCGCCACAAACGCCAAGGTTTACGTTGACCTGACCACAGGCGATGCCTACAGATACAAGGTAAATGGTGAGACAATGGCCGACGCACGGCTTTTCGAGGTTGGGCAGTTTCACGGAGTAGAACTTGGCGACTGCTCTGCAGTAGCCGATAAGCGCGGCACCATCCGCGAGTACATCAGCGACTTTCAGCCGATGGCTTTCAACGATGTAAACACCATTTCTGTGCTGGGATTGAACAAAGAGCGTACAGCTACGGACACGCAGGGGAACACGTATATCTTTAAAGATATACAATCCGGTGGCCAGCCGATGCTCGTTGCATACGTTGACGAGGATTTCAAGCACGAGTTTGTGGATTACAGGATAAACAACGTGCTGTCTAACGACTTGGTGGATTTATATCTTACGGAGTTTCTGAATCTGGTTGAAAGCTATGACCCTTGCGATACGGATGACGGCAACTCACCATTGCAGGAGATTGACTGGGGACTGTCTGTCGCCATGATGCGCGGTGGTGGAACAAATATGACTGTGCAGAATTACAGCCACGATTACGACGGCTTCAACAATGACAAGTGGCGGACTGTCAGTGGCGAATATGCTCTGACGAGCGACACTATGGACCAGATAGGCAACGAGTTCGATTATAACGGTACGGCATCAGGCATCGGAGAAGGCGAGCGTTTTTCATTGAAGATTGCCGCCTACAAGCCCTTCCGTTATAAGTACGTTAACGGCCAGTTGAAGATATCGACCGAACCGAAAGAATGGGTTGACGATTCATCATGGCTTGTGCCATGTGACCCGGATGTCGTTAATCAGGTTACAGGCAAGGTGGAAACGAAAATTCGTACTCGCGGACTGTATGACACTTTTATGGCCGCGCTATGCTTCTTCCTGCTTCATCGCAAGAAAGTGCGCATCAAGGCATCCACAACAGTTGCGCAGCTGGCGGATATTCCGAATCACTGGAGGCAGTTATGGCGGATTGGTGACATGACAGGCTTTATTGACAAAGTGCAGTACCAACTTGCCGTTGACAAGAATTTGGGCGAAGTAACGATAGACTTCTATATCATTTAATGAGGAATAAACGAAATGATGCGCACAAACGACTTGTTTGGTGCGCATCATCAATTTGTATGACTTACTGGTATTTTACAAGATTCATACTCCTGCCGCCTCGTTCTAAGTAGAGATTGTCGCCAGTGATTTTGTAGATGAATACCCAATCGTAGTAATAAGGGTCTGTGGAGAATGCTTTGTAATTGTCGAACCACGTAAAATCCATTCTTGTCACCTTGCAGACTTTGGCCGTGAAGTGATTGGCATCCAGAATAGAGTAATTACCATGATACCAAGCTCCTTCGTAGAGAAAAAGCACACTGTTCTGCTCAAAGTAAGCGGCCTCTGATAGATTTTTCGTGGTCTTGATATCCCCGTTAGTCCATACGCCAAGCAGTGCAGGATTGTCAATCTTTGGCGGATTCTGTTGGTCGTCATCCTTGCTGCAGCCTGTCATTACGAGCATTAGCAGCATTACAAATAAAATCTTAGTAGTTTTCATATCACCATTTGTTTTAAGTTTGACTTTCTGCTGCAAAGGTACGAATAAGTTTTCATAAAACACAATGTCCGTCTGTTATTTTCACTTTGCCGTACCTTTGTTGCAGAAACAAATCAAGTTATGGCACAAGGAATATCACTAATCAGCGGTTCACCACTCATAGGCAATCCCATCGTTTTCAGGGTGTCGCCTGCGGCGTATAGTGCTAACCGCACATTCCATCGCATTATTGTACGTGTCTATGCAGGTCTTGAAACCGATGAAGACTTTACGACGTTTGATTTCTCGCATCCTGCAGAAGTAAAGCAGAACGGACAGTCGTATGTCACCCAGCCATCTCTGTTTGATATCAGTTCTGCATTGCAGGCGATTGCAGAAAAGTATGAGTACACCCCAGAACCGCCAGAGCATTATCCATATATCAAGTTCCGCATAGAAGCATGGGATGAGTGGATGGTGGACGGGAATGTGTCGTCCAATCAAGGCGTGGTGGCATGGCCATCATTACCGGTAGGTGACGACCATTTCTACTGCTATGCCTTTCAGGGCGCATTCAATGACATAGAAAGAATGACTGCGCCTGTTGACCAAAGCGGAATGGAGTATCTTGACGTTACATATCTGTCGCGAAAGCCGAACACTTCTCCAGAGATTGTTTTTAAAGACATCGAATTTGTCTATCCTTCGGCAATCAATCGCGGAATGGAAGTTGATCACATGTCGGATGATGCTAATCCCGTTTTTGTTAGCGCCGAACCCACTTATGATACGGAAGTAAACACAGCCTACAGGTACGACAACATTCCTGGCCAGTCAACCGGGATGGCTACGGATGGCGCTATTGTGCTACTTGTGTATAACAATATCGAGACAGACAATGCGCTCAAAATATGCCATGTTGAGCCGACTATCATAAATCCAATTACAGGCATTCCTTCCGGAGGTGGCATCACTTGGACTTCGTATAAGGCTAATCTCGATGATGCTTATCTTAGCCAGTATGACGGGAAAGTCTATATCGCCACTTTGACTGGTTGGGAAGAGGGACTAGCCGCAAGTGACGGACCGAAATCTGTTAGTCAGACACTTTCCGAAGAAGGTGCGATGACAGTGGGTGGTCATGAAATATATGTTGTGGAGCGTCCAACAAACGGCTACGATCTGCGCTTCGTCAACAGCATGGGATGTCTGGAAAGTGTATGCGTAACTTCGCTTGTCAAGAAAGAAGTGGACATCAATACAGAGTCATACACCATTGCCCGTCAGGAAACGCTGAAAAAGTTCAGTCGTGTTTTGGCTGTAAAATCGGAAAATCACGAAACGTGGTCGCTCGCCAGCGGACCGCTCGATGAAGCGTGGGCGTCATGGTATATCCATGAGTTCCTAATGGCTAAGTTGATGTGGATTGGAATAATCAAAAACTCCCAAACGATATGGGTTCCTTGCCATGTCCTTCCAGAAGAAACAACCATGTTGATTGACAAAGTAAAAGCGTCAATGATGTCAATAGAGTTCAAAGTCCAACTCGATATATATGGACCGTCATTATAACGGCAAACGTAATAATGAAATCGGGCAAACGATAATAACGGAGAAATCTAATGGGAATTGAAGCCAAAATAAATAATTACTGGATAGCGCCAAACGCTGTCAACATAACTTTGAATGCGCTTGGCAACGAAAATCGCATACAGGGAAGCGTAGCAAGCGGAGCTGTCATATCCTGCTATATAGAGTCGGTTACACCGGGTGGTGCAAATGGCGATGGGCTTGGACTTGACAATGGGAGAAATCCGAAACGATGGCCGCTTGTCATATCCCCGACGTATTTCAATAGCGATACCCAAAAGTATGTCTATGCAGCTATCCCTCGCAGGTCTAGTTTCAGCACACAAGCCGTTATTGTCTTTCCAAGTGAAAAGATAGACATCTATGGTGTGAACGCCAATGACGAGCAGATAGGCTCCAGTGATTATTTTTATATATGGCTGCAGGGCATCATCAGTGCGCCAGTCATCAATAGCGGGGTTTTGAAGCGCGAATGGACGCAGGAAATCACATGGGGTTCTCTTGGTACATACGAGGACATAATGAATATGTCCGAAACCGACTGGTACTCATACTCGAAGGTGAGTAACACTGTGACGTTCCTGAAAAAGATTGTGATGAATGCAGGCTCATTCTTCGAGAATCTTTTCCTTGGCGACCACGAACTTAAAGGCGTCGCAACAGCCTCTACTGATAATGTTGACAGCGACACATTGGTCGCCACTCCTAATTTCGTCACACAACACTATCTTCGCAAGGATGCTGACGACCAAGCAACGGGGCTGATAGGTTTTGTGAAAGGCCTGTGGGTTAAGGCATCAGGACTGTTCGGTTTTTCTGAGGATGGTGACATTGTTGCACGTTCATTGAAGGCTCTGGGAACTAGCGGTGCCACGACAACGGATATTGACAATGCGACACGCAAGAATCTTGGATTGGAGGTGTCAGAAAGTGGTGTCATAGGCGGCATTCTCCGTGTGGCAAAGAACATTCTTACAAAGACATTGCAGAGTCTTAACTTTAGCGGTGGAGATTCAATGTTCGGTACTGGCTGGCAGCTTACTGATGATGATGGCAACGGCAATTCAAGGTTGGTTGTCGATAATCTGTTTGTCAGAATGAAGGCCGTTTTCAATGAACTTGAAGTCCGCAAGTTCGTTGCAATGGCAGGAAACTATGTGTTCTCGCCTGCTGCAAGCATCATCGAGGAAGTGGACTATATACACCTCATAAAAGATGGAGATGAGATTGTCGGAGAGGAGGTGCTCGGGTATGAGTATATCAAAGTGCCTTGGGTTCTTCGACTTGTTCCATTGTCGTTAGTAGGCAAGATACTCAGCAGAAAAAAAATGGTTCGCTCCACAATGAGCGCAGAAGATTGGGATAAGGTAGATATATTCCGATGCTGGATAAAGGCCGATGATGGCACTACAAGGACAATCAACACATGGAGAGTCGGCATGTTGGCAAGATGTCAGACATTCGATCAGTCACAAGGTAGCGGCACCCAGTCTGGCACATGGTACGGAATGAACGTCACGAACAAATTGTATTGGAGGGCTGTGACTGCAACCGAAACGGCTGTGACAAAACAAGACTATACCAAGCCGAACCATATCCTCGAAGACGGACTGACGCATAACTACATCGACCTTGCGAACTACACAGACGAAAACGATGTTCAGCTTTATCTCACGGGTAGCGACAGACCAGAGGCACTTGACAATATCGTATGCTATGGAGACTGGTTAGACAGAAGTTTGTCTAACCTCATTACGATAGAGACTGTTGGTAGTGACGCACCTTGCATCAGAGAAATGCTCGGTGTCGGCTATACGGATGGCACATCTATTGATTGGAGTCTAAACGGCAAGGAGCGCACAAGAATCAGTCCAGTCGCAGGTAACAAGTTTGTTGCCCCGTCTTTTGTTGTTACAACTGACAACGGAATGACTGGAGAAGAACTTTATAACGAGAGATACAAAGGATTGGCCTATAGGTATGACAACATTCCAGGCCAGTCAACCGGGATGGCTACGGATGGCGCTATTGTGCTACTTGTGTATAACAATATCGCAACTGACAATGCACTCAAAATATGTCACGTGGAGCCTGCTGTCATAAATCCAATTACAGGCATTCCTTCCGGAGGTGGCATCACATGGACTTCGTATAAGGCGGATCCAGGCGATTACTATATCAATCAGTCGAATGGGCATCGGTTCGTCGCTACACAGACAGGATGGGAAGACAGAGGCTTGAATGATGAGTCGAAGTCAACTTTGAAGGTTGATATAAACGGCATTGAAACCCGTGTCAGTGATGCAGAGGGTAACATATCACAACTGATACAGACTGCTGCAGGATTGATGTCTATGGTTTCCCAAAACACCTTGGCGAGAAACATACTCAATGGTGTGTTGACTGGTAATGGTTGGAAGAGTGGTGTTTGGGATAATGGCACTTTTACTCCGTCTGGCGATATATCAGTTGACGAAGATAGTTGGTTTATCAAAAACTCGCCAGATGATAATTGCTTTGCTTTAGAAGGTATTTCTCTTGCAGCTGAATCGTATATGCTGTCTTTGCATTCTATTGCAGTATCAGAGACTGGAACGCCTGCTGTTGACTATCCCTCGATTACATGCTATTTGAAAAATTCTTCAAACTCGATACCCATAACCACAAACAGCGGAGCGGAACGTAGGGAATGTGCTGCGGTTATTCAGATAACCGAAGCTTTAAGTGGAAACTACACGTTGTATGTGATAGCTCCAAAGATACGTTTCCCTCAGTTGGAGAAAGGTACGTCTGTCACAGAGTTTGATGCTCCTATCCTTGATCAGTCGTTGAGTCTTATCTTGCAGACTGCAGACGACATATCCTTGGCTATCATAAACAAGCTTGGAGAGACTGGTATAAACATAAGCGGTGACAATCGTAGCATAGAACTACGTGGAGATAAAGTAACGTTCCAAAATTCTGCTGGTACATTGCAGAGCCCAAAGATTTGGATTGAATCAACTTCTGGAGCGCTTCACGCAGATGATGCCGTCATAACAAATGCGACCATAAATGGTTTGACAGCGCAGAATGCTTATATAAATGGTCTAAGGGCACAGAATGTTGACATAGAAGGAAAGATTACAGCCAATCAAGGGATAATTGGGCCGTTCCATATCGGTGATGATGGCTTGTATTGTGGCATTATAGACAACTGGAAAACTTCAAGTAACAACTTTGCTTACCTTCATGAATCGTCTTTCCGTCTTGGACAGAGAATTAGCTATTCTGGCAATGAAATTGCAAGTCTGAAAGTATTTATTGGAAAAGATTCAGACCCATACGAAAACAGAAGTGATTATTTATGTGACAGCGCAATGTACATATATCGTAGAATGGCATCAAGCAAAGACCATGACATGTATAAACCTGCCGTAAGAATACATTCCGATAACGTCGGCTTTGCTAATGTCGCTTTGCGATTAGACGGAGCGTTGCAAGCGCATGGTGGAGTGATAGAAAAAGGGAGATATTTGTATTATACTGGAGTCGAACCATATAATGTCAACACTTTTAATTTAACTCTTGGAACAACCTTTTTAGTAAAATGTACTGCAAGTGGTACTTTCTACATGCCCGAGTTGTCAGATGTTCAGCAGCAATTAGGTTTGGGAAGTGAAGAACATTTTTGCGTTCGACTAACAATAATTGCATGTAAAGGTACTGCAAAATTTTATATAACAGCTTCGTCGCCAATATACGACCATGACATTAGCCAATGGGGAAGCAATGATTGGAGTATGAACCAAGGTGATGTGGCCATAGTTTGCCTATGCTATGACGGCACTAACTACTATATTCAAGAGATAGATACTTTAGAATAGAAACAATAAAACAGATAGCAATGAAGAAAATAGACTTTACGAAAATGGAAGTACAGGTCAGTTTTGATGGTACGAAGAGAGTGCTGAATATCGCAAAGGTACTCGGCAATGACATGATGTATAACGGATCTGTGATTATGGATATAGGGTTTGAGGAATTGGCGCGTAAAATCTATTTCTCTGATGGCATAGTTGAGGTTCCAGACCAGTATGTTCAGCCTATGTTGAGGGTTATCAACGAGTGCAACTATATCGCAGCTGTAAAGCGTCACTTGAACGCATTACTCGCTGGCAATGATAACGGCATTTCTTAAAAACAAGTATTACTATGGCAGATTTTCCAACGACAACAGAAGAACTGGACGAGTATATCAGCGACTACATGGATGCGCACATCGCAGAGCGTTTGGGGAATATAACCGCGGAGGCGATATCGCAAGCTGTAATGAGCTATATGCAAAACTATGGTGCGGCTATTGAAGACAATGGTCCCGATGGCGATGTTCCATTGATTGAAGACAGCGCACTTGATGCTGATAATGCCTCTATTCCTATGGCCCGTCTGTCGAATGGTGTTCCTACTTCCTTCTTCCAAGCAAGAGTGAGGGCGTTGGCGATTGCAGCTGCACGTCATATTACTGGTGCTGATATTGCGATGCCGATAGTTCTACACGCTTCGTCAGACACAGAGCTTTCCATAAACCCGAACGTACTTCATGTGTGGGAGGGTATTGACTCGCTTGAAATCACATCGTTTACGGGTGCAGCGAGTGGCAAGGTAAACGAGTTCCTGCTACAGTTTATGGTGGCCGATAGTGGCTTCTCCATTACACTTCCGAATGGTGTCATTTGGGTAGAAGAATTGGAGTGGGAGGAAGGATATACTTACCAAGTGAGCATCGTGAACAATCTTGCTATTGCAGCAAGGTGGGAGGGCGAAGCGGAGATTATTGAAACTCCGACAGAACCAGATATTGACGATGATGAGGTAAACTACTATAACGAAATTGGAAATTGGGACGATTAAAATTGAAAAGATATGTCAGAACACAAGAATGAGTATGCAGCCAGTCCGTATTATTATGGAACTATCGGCAATTTTGGAGCAGGTGATTCTACTCCTGCAGAAGCGAAGAAGTATGTGGTCATTCAAAGCCTTTGGACGAAGCCTATAATGGAGCAGGTCGATTGTTCCGTAGGTTATGGCAATACAGCTTCACTTGAAAAGAAACATAGGATGCGTGATACACTATATCTCGCAGCCCTCAGCCTTGCTTATGCCCACAGAAGTGGCTATAAGGTACACATGCACACAGACTCGTACGGAGCGAAGTTGTTGAAGAATTACGGATATGACAAGCTTTTGACCACTTTGGATATGATACCAGACAGCGTTCCGTCTGATTTATTTGCAGCAGGCAAGTTCTTTGCCATGCGAGAAGAAGGCAGAGTCGGTAAGGTTCACATTGACATAGACGTGTTCTTGAAGAAGCCTGGTGTCATTGATAAGTTCTATGAAGACAAGAGTATAGATGTGTTATGTCAGCAGGAAGAAGACTATGGGCATCTTTGCAATCATAAAGATAAGATACAAGCAATGCGTGCAATCGGCTATCCAGCTTCAACATATCCCGAATGGAGGGGTAGTATCAATACTGGAACGATAGGTTTCAATAACCCGTCGCTTGCGTGTGAGTATTTCGACAACTATTTTGCTGCTCTGAATATCTACACGAAACAATGTTTCGAAGAGTACAGAAAGAAAGACAAAGGCGCATGCCTTCTGTTTGACTTCATCTTGGAGCAGGTGAATCTTTCCTACATGAGCAGAGGCTACAATGCAGTGACACTCGTTCCTATGCACAATCCCAATGTCGTTGCCGATAAGATAGGCTATCAGCATCTACAAGGGCCTAACAAGTGGAGCGACATAAGCCGCCAGAAGATAAAGGCAAAGCTCGCAAATATCAGCAAAACTCTTTATGCAGCCGCACGCAAGGCAGAAAGGACGTTATGAGTACATTCAGAAGAAGGCTGATGATGATGGCCGCAGCCGTTGCAGAATATGTGTCTGCTTGGTTCCGTAGTGAGGGTTGGTTTAGAAGTGAATCGTGGTAAAAAATTAAAGACAAGATAATATGGCAAAGAAAGTAACTATCGAAGGTAGCAACAAACTCAACAGCCTTTCTGATGATTGGGGAGGAAAGAACGAGACTGGTGGTGCCGTTAATGTGTATGGTACATCTGTTCCTGCTGGATCGGAGTGGGGTATGAATAGGGGTGAGGTAGAGCGCTTCATTAAATCCCAGTTTAGAGGCAAGTTCGGTGATTTCCGTACAACGGAGCCGGACGAGAACAACTTTGTCCACATCCTCTGCTTCGCGAGTGCAAGCGATGCAGCCGTCTATGACGAAGACCCGATAGCAGGATTGGAACTTGTAATTAAAGACCTCACAATCCCCATTTCCACAGCATCAGTTGACAGCTTCATCGGCACGTTGTCAACCAGTCGCTCGACGGCAATCCAATACCTTGTCAATGACGGGGATTCGTTCGAGATACCTCTTCGATTCAATGCCACGCATATCATTGCTGCGACATCCACCCAAGAGCCGATGTCTGGCAACGGCACTCTCATAGTTGAGCGCAGTCCGAACGGAACTTCCGGTTGGGCGCAGATACGCACAATGACCATTCCCGCAAGCAGCGAGACAACGGGCTATCCGGTCACTCTTGACCTCAAAGGTCTTCTGCTTGAAGGCAGCATGAATTACATAAGGCTTCGTGCCACATTCGATTACACGAATAACGAAGGCGAGCACAAGACACTCGGCACAACGCCGCTCATTCTCAGTATCAATAGCGTGACGCTGACACTCGAGATGGCTACTGCATGGCAGGAGACGCAGGTCGATCCGTCTTCGCTGGCGTTCACATATACGGTACGTGGCATGGTGGCAAGGGAATTTCACTTGGAGGTCACTGGCAGCGCAGGTACGTACGAAACGACACAACCGATTACGGCTGCGCAGACATCTGTCGCGTTCAATCTGTTGGAGCAGTCTGCATACGGATTCCTCACGCACGGCATCAAGAAGCTGGAGGCGTGGCTTACGGCAGGCAATTCGACGACCGGCGAGCTGGAAAGCGAGCATCTTGTCGTGAACATCATGGTCGTCAAGTCCTCGGCCGAGAATGTCATGCAACCGATGCTTCTCATTTCGGAAATGAAGGAGGTAGTGGAGAACTTTGTTCAGACAAGGCTTCTTGCGTATGCCGTTTATTCGCCCGTTGTGAATAATGACGGAGATATTGTAAACTCTGGCCCGTCCGTTCCTATGACGTTCCTGCTGACCAACTCTGCGAACAACATCTTGTCCTCTCAGCAGACTATCTATTCGAGTTTGTTTGTCAATCCAGTTCCAGGCACTAAGTATTATCTGGACATGACTGTCGAGATTGAGCAGGAGGGCGACACGCTTTCTGCTTTCCTGCACGCCACTCGCGACGACAATGGCGTGACAAAGGATTTCTTGGAGGAAAGTACAGGAAGCGGCAATATCTTCGTCAGTGTTGACAATACGGGAGGCTTCCAGCCGACTGCAGGCTCCACATTCTTACTTAACCCGAAGCAGAGGAACAATGACGAGGCGAACCCGAAGACTATCTTGAACGCCAAGAACAACAATGCGGTTGTGCAAAGCACATGGCAGAACTTCCGTCTCGGCCTCGAGGACGGCTATGTCAAAGACGACAACGGCGAGTCGTGCCTCCGTGTGCCAGCAGGCAGGCTGTTGAATATTCAGTACAATCCGTTGGCGCTGCTGTACCGGTCGCCCAACTCGTCCTTGAACATGGAGTTTGACGTCTGCATCAGGAATGTGACGAACGAGGACGACCCGATATTGAAGCTTGCAGAGCAGGTCGGCGGTGTCTGGCAAGGATTGCGCCTTCTGCCGATGGTCGGCTACATGACAACGGAGAGCTGGAACTCAATAGAGGAAAGTGATTTCCGTTGGCAGGAGGATGTCAGGACGCACATTGCAATCAACATCGTGAATGCCGTCTATCCGAATGCGCATGGTGATGCGCTGGTGACGGCAGACAAGGTGTCTCAGTCGCAAGGCTCATTCTCCCTTGTGAGGGTGTTCATCAACGGCATCATCAACAGGGAGTTCGTCTATTCGCCCAATTCCTCCGAGTTCTGCACGGGTGCTATGAGCAACGGTGGAATGGTGTTCGGGCAGGACGGTGCAGACATCGACATATACGGCATAAGGATATGGGAGGGCACTGCGCTCACGCCAGAGCAGGTGCTGCAGGACTACATCTCCACTATCCCCAACAGCGACAAGAAACGTCGCTTGAAGGCCGTGAACAGCATCATAGACCCGAACACTGGTCTGATTGGCTTGGACTACATAACTGGCGAAGGTTCCGTGACGGGCATCAAGAAGAACGTCCTTATCTGGCACGGCAACGAGCCGTATCACGAGAATGCCTACAAGGGCGAGACAGGATGGCTCGAAATGCGTCGCTATGACAGCGAGGGCAACTATCTTCCAGAGTTGTCTGGCAAGATATGCGAACAGACAAAGAGTGTTCCTCAAAAAGCGCAGGGTACAACGGCAAAGACGTACTATTACCATAATATCCAAGTCAGTATCAAAGATGTGACGGCCACAATCACGATTGCCCCGTCTGACCTGCACAGCTCCATTACTGCGACATGGAATGCGGCTTATGTCTGGAAGGATGGCGACGACAACCCGACCGGAGAGACGGGCGCATGGATGCTGAAAGGCGGTTTCCTCGGCAAGAACTTCCCTCTCTCTACGGAGTCTGCACAGCCCTATCACGGCACGGAGTCTTCAATCGTGGTTCCCGATGGTTGGATAGACGGCAATGGCAAGTATCGTGGTCAAGGCTACCAAGTGGCAGAGGGTATTCCTATGGCACAGAAGCTTGTCAATAAAATCAACTATGCAAGCTCCATGCAGTCGCACCTTATCGGCATCAACTGGCTGTACAACGAACTGCATACGGCCATTGTCGGCAAGAACAAGATGCAGCTGGACGTTCCTGGAGCAGTCGTTGCAAAGCATACCGAGCCGTTCCTCTTCTTCACGCAGGCGGAAGGCTCCAACAGAGCGGTGTTCCGTGGCCCTTGCGCTTTCGGCGCAGGCAAGATGGACAAGCCCTCTTGGGGCTATGTGAAGTCAGCGCACCCCGATTTCTGCATGATAGAGGGAGCGGACAACGACAAGCAGCTGACTGACATGCGTGTGCCTTGGGATGATGAAGCGCACGGAAACAGCCCTGCAAAGGTGTTCTACGACCCCGAAGAAGAGGCGTTCTATTATCGCATTGCAGGAGGCAGTACCGAGAAGTGTCTTGACTTCGACGGAGGCAAGACGGACGATGCAGGCTATCCGTCTTCAGCCATCGTAGGGTATATCAAGGCTGCATGGAATTTCCTTTATCTGCACGCACCGAGAATACGCCACTACAACGGAAGTCTGGCAGAGTTCATGGTCGATGCCGACTACGCCAAACTTGAAATCACGGCAGACACTACGCAAGAAGAACGTGAGCGCATCGAGCTTGCACGTTCAAGAGTGAACACGGCAAACAAGTATTGGTGCCGCAAGGAGGGCGTGACGTCAACTGGAGACTACATTCTGAAGCGCTACGACTACACGGACGGAGAGTGGGTGGACGCAGGTCTCTGGAACGGCACCCAGTATGCGCAGATTGACATGCGCACAGACGCAATGACGGCATCTGCATGGAATGCGCTGACGGCATCGGAGAAGAACCAGTCCGAACTGGTGAACAGCGTTTTCGTCGATGCGGTTGTCGCAGACGCCCGTGCGAACATCGGCAGCTATTTCAAAGTGAACTCACTGAAATTCCACTACTGTTTCCAGAACCATTTCATAGCAGGAACGGACAACTGCTCGAAGAACACGTATTACGTCCTCGACCCAGCGACACATTTGTTTGAGCTGCACCAGGACGACGTTGACACGACACTTGCTACCGACAACAGCGGCTTGCAGTCGAAGCCTTACTACATCGACAGAATGCACCCGTATGCCGGAGACAAGGCTGCGGATGTGGCCATGACTGGCGACATAGACAACGAGAGGATTCTGTATGAAGGCTATTACAATGTGCTGTTCGACCTTATCGAGCTGATGTATGAGCCGACCGGAGAATTGCAGTCCATGATGAGAACTATACTCTCAACGATGGCTTCGCTCACGGGCGGTGTCGGTTCGGAAGAGTCGAATGCCTTGAATGGTGTCTGGCGTTCGCTCAACAGATACCTCTTCGACATTCAGAGGTACTTCCCAGAGACGGTTTACAACGAAGCCGCGAGAATACGTTATGAGCTTCCAGAGCTTATCGGCTTCTTGTCGGACGTAAGACGAGTCCGCCCAATCAAGCAGAGCCTTGGCGACCAACTCCAATCGGAAATGCAGTTCATGAAGCGCAGACTTGTCTATATGGCTTCGTATGCCGCATTCGGAGAGTTCACTGCAGTCGGATTGAGAGGCGGCAGCCTGACTGGTCTTGAAGGCGCATCGGAAGGATTCGGCATGACACCATATCCCCTGCCAGGCAGCTCGTCGCCTTCGACCTACGTGTTCCACCTTGTGCCGCACCAGTGGATTTATCCGACTGGTAGCAGACAGACGAACAACCTCGAAGACCCCCATGTGCGTGTCGCCCCAGGCGCCACTAACATGCCGAATGGATATTTCCCTCTTGATATATCTGTCGGAGAGACGAGTGACCAAGGCTGTACGATTCTTGGCTTAAACTATTATCGGGAAATCGGCAATGTCGGCGACATGGTGGCCAACAACGGACAGGCGAACTTCACACTCAACGGACGCAGGCTGACGAAGTTCGTCTGCGAGCCTACGCTGTTCTATACAGACCAGCAACTTCCTGCTTTCCGAGTGAACAACATCATCATCGGCACGGCAACCCGTCTGAAGGAGTTCAACGTAAAGGGTGCTGTCATCGGAACCGGTACACTCAACCTTTCTGCCTTGACCGTGTGCGAGAGCATTGACCTCCGTGACACGGGCATATCGCAGGTAAGGGTGCCCGAGACTTCCACTCTGCAGACCTTGAAACTGCCTGCTTCGCTCACTGCATTGTCATTGACTGCGCAGGCCAATTTGTCGTCGCTCACCATGCAGGGATATGCGGCATTGACGCAGCTTGTCATTACGGGAAGCCCTCTGGTCGGCGGAAGTGTCATGGAGAATATCGTGTTAAGCACAAGGGAGGCCGGTGCGCAACTCAGTCTGCTGCGTCTTGCCCATATCAAGTGGCCCGCTTCAAATCCCGTGCAGGCAAGTGCGATACGCTGGCTTTTGGATTTGGCAGACAATGCCGTATGCGAATTGGTTGGGCACGACCACACGGGAGAAGTGAGTGTTGTTCCGGATATTTACGTTGACAGCGGCATAGCGAATGTCATCACGTTTGAGGATGTAAAACGCCTCATTGACCATTTCGGCGATATACGTTCCGAGCAAAACGGTTTGTATATCAGTTTCAGAACCTATAACATTGATAGCGGAAGCGTCAATATCGAGGGTAAGAAGTACATCAACACCAATCCGAGCAGCCCGACTTACGACCTTGATGAAAACATGAACTACAATGGCCTTTCTGTTTCCGTGAGTGGAAACGGGAACGATGTCGGAGTGACGACGGATGCCAGTGGCAAAGTGGTGCCGAATGTAAAATGGGAACTGGTGGAACTCCAGGACGGCGAATGGGTGGCTACCACATCTTCGTATGCAGAGTTCACCAACATGTACAGCCCTGTGATTTCGATACTCAGTGTTATCCCAAGTGGATCCAGGCCGTCGATAAATGTCAGGGTGACTATAACAAATCTTGATAACAGCACTGTAAGTGTAGTTAGTAAGGTTGGCTTATGGAGGCGCATCCCTGAAGTAGGCGACTTTGCGTGGACTGACGGAGAATTTGACAATCAGAATGACGTTTCTAAGAAGCTTGCAGGATTGGTAATCCGCAAGACTGCAGTGGAAGTTGATGGGAGCACTGTATATGATTTGGACATTATCTCTTCTGCCGACACCACGTTCCCGACAAGTCTTGTAGCTACTGGCTACGAAGATACTTGGGGATTATTTGCAGACAGTGCTCAAACTGGAGGATTTTCCAGCGCAAAAACAAACGGAGCTTACAACGACAGCCTTCTTGAAGCGATTCGCCAGGCACTTCAGTCATGGACCAAACCAAGTGATGTTGCGTATGCTATAAGCAACAACTTCAAGACAGAGATATTTGATACACCACTAAGAAATTGGGGGGGGTACATTGTTATCAGAAAGGATGCCGCTGCTGTGTCTGCGGCAGGAAGCGGCTATGCCATGCAGGATGTGAACGGGGCAGACGGCTATGCAGCTTCGGCAAACGCCGAGATCAATAATTTCGACATGAAGGAAGAAAATGCGGTGCTCATATCATACGCCAACGCCATGTTGAAAGCCATATTCCAATATCTTGGAATTTCACAAGAGGACTATAATGACATACGTTTGAGCGGCGGCTGTGACAGCGAAGGCATACCTCTTACCACACAAGGACTTCGCGGAATTGCAGACCTTGTTGTACAGAAGGCAAGCGAACCTCCATATAATGCCACCAGACCTGCCAGGTACAGACTGTTTATGTTCATGGCCGCAAGAAGATGCAATGTATGGTGTCCTGCCGACATTGATGGCGCCATGATTGACGAAAGCAAATTGCACGAAAACTATAAACGCGGAAATTGGATGCTTCCTTCAACCGGAATAATGGCAAGAGTGTACAACTTTTTTGGTAACAGCAAAAGCGGATATAACACGAATTATGGTGCAGTATCGGAGAACTATGCCAATGAGAATATAGAATTGGAAGCGCAACTGCCATTGTTCGCAAACGCTATTGCGCGTGGTCGTGATGTAGTTTATCCTTATGTTTCAAGCGGACATCATTGGTTAAGTGCCGTCAGTGCCAATTCTGTATATTGGTGTTCTACAGAGTTTCATAGCACTTATGGGTGCTACGTGAATTTTGGAAATGCCTTAGTAAACGGCACAGTAAAGAATTACAATTACATAGTGCGGCCTTTTACAACATTCAGATTCGTTCCGTAAAGTACAATTTTAAACCCCCAACTGGTTATTCAAATGGAAAGAGTGATTTATACAGAAAAGCCTCCTATTATAGAAGAGGTCATTTCGGTTGGCTTAGTCACAACCGCCTTGCGATTCGACATTGAAGAAACGGAAAACGGATGGGAATGCGACGAAGTGGTATTGAACCATCATGAACCAAATCTTGACTTCTCAGAGATAAAGAAGGCTGTCCTGGACTACATCAACGCCAAGACAGACGAGCGCATTCTGTCGGGCTTCGTGTGGAACGGCATCAACGTGTGGCTGTCCTCCGAGAACCAGCGCAACTTCTCGGAGGCGCAGCGCGTGGCGCTTATGACAAACGGCCTGAGCCTTCCCGTGACGTTCAAGCTCGGGGAGGACGCGGACGGACAGCCCGTGTACCACGAGTTCACCACGACAGAAGAGCTGACTGGCTTCTACCTCTCTGCCGTCGCCTTCATCCAGCAATGCCTTGGCGAAGGATGGCAGCAGAAGGACAACATCGACTGGAGCAAGTACGAGTTGCCGAATACGTAGAGGAACCAATCACTTCCCGTTAGGCATCATCAGCAGACTTGTCCTGAACCTGAACATCTTCACACCGATGAAAAGCGAGTCAAAAGCATCTGTGATGTCAGTGCGGTTCTGAAGTGGCACGCCATCTTCTGTGTCAGCCCGTTTCTCGCCGGATTTGTCCTTGCTGATGGTCTTCTGTGTACCGTTGTAGCGCTCGCGAATTTCAGTCATCTGCATGGCGATGATGAGTTCCTCGTTGTTCACCTGGTTGATGCGGATAGCAGGAGATGAGAAGCCGCCGAGTGCTTCGTTGATGATTCGCCATTTGTCGTGATGCAGCATAGGCGTTCCCATGTCTATACCAACGACATCCCAACCGTAGCGACGCAGGTCCTTGATGATTGTGTCCTTGAAGTCATCGCTCTTCTCGATGGCATAGCCACGGAACTTGGCCGTTGAGTCGTAGTAATAATATACGGTGCGGTTTTTGCCCCTGTGCGGCGCATAATAGCGGTTCCAGTCCTCTACGAGTGCGTGTATCTTACGCTCATAGAGGGCGTACATGGAGCCAAGCACACACAGACATTCCACACCGTCGCGCCGCTGCACCTGACCTGTCACTACGGTCGTGATATTGGCATTGTAGTCAAAGGCAATGTGCAGCGGCAGCGCATCTATCACGTCGCCATCCTGAGTGCAATCGTCCACCTTCCCGAGCCTTGTGAAGTCGTAGGTTTCGTAGTCTTCTTTGTACTTCATGCCGCTTTTCACATACTCGCTGCTGGCAATATGTATGCTCTTGTCTATGCAGGGCGCGTCATCGGGAATGTAGCCATGTACGTTTTCTATGTCGAGGTTGGTATAGAAACCTTCGTTGGCCTTGGTTTTCTTCTCATTAAGGATAGACACGGAGAACAAACCAGGTGACAGGTCACGCTTCATCTGTGCGATGTACTCGAAGCCTACGACATCGGCATTGTCAAGCGTCGATGCCCTCCAACAGTAGAATGCCCATGAACGCAACTGCTGAATGCGTTTCAGGTAGGTGTTGTTCGGGATGTTCAGCTTCATCATCTCAAACTGGTCATCCTTGGTGATAAGGTATGAGTGGGAATAGAGCAGTTCGGCATCTTCCTCTGTCACCAACTTATATGATACAAGCATCTGCAATGTACCCTTCGAGTCGGCGTGTTGATGTTTGGGGATAATCTTGAAACCGCCTTCGCGCTTTTCAATCGCATCGTAGAGCGCCTTAATCGAGCGCTTCTTCTCAGGCGTTACCTCTATAATTCTCCTGCCTTCCTTCTTCGCATAGTAGATAAGGTCGTTGTACTTAATGACTTTTTTTGCGAACTCCTCCAATTCGTCCTGTATCTGTCTATATGTCATATCCGTGAACGGACCAATCTGCGGATGTTCCTCCAACTTGTCCTCTTCCTGCTCCAGCCACGACTGCTTCAACGTCAGTGCAGCATCGCTTACAAAGTAGGTGCCGCAGTAGAAGGGGTTCTCACGGCTGAATGCCTTGTCGCCGAACGGATGTGTCTGTCCGCTGATTGCTGGCATCAGTTCCTCGTATATTTTCTGTTTCTTGGCGAAACGACACTCGTCGAAGAGACCGTGGTTGAAAGTGTAGGAGTTGGCGCTGGCCACCTGCGCCATGCTGATCATTTGCCATATAAACCCATTAGCAAACCAAATGGAGTCGGAGTAGTTGCGCATGTTTGCAATAGGTTTCGGTACCCACGACGGCGGTTTGCCTGCGCCATAGTGCGTACCCTCTGTCAGACCGTAGAAACGGCTCATTGCACTCAAAGCGCCAGGAATCAGTTTGCAGTACAACTGTGCTCTGCTGATGCCTCCCCATGCTCCCAAGCCTTGCGGCATACTTTTAGCGACCTGAAACACGCGATCTCCAATGCTTTCCGTCTTACCGACACGACGAGAGGCTACACCTCTGACATCGTGCGCCTTGATGATGTGGTTCATCCTTTGCGGTCGGTTCATGTAGATATCTACGCTGTCTGCCATATTGTTAAATGTTCAATTTTTTCGTCTTGCGAAGATACACGGTTCTCCTGTCGCCATACTGATGTTCATTATGAAGCCTGCCATCATGAGGTCATCGAGATATAACTTTAGCGGGTCGCCAAGAGCACACACATAAGCCTTGAACACCTCTCGCAGGCGTCCGTCATCGAACTGTTCATAGCCAGGATCGCCCTCGTTGCAATGTTCATATTCGTGTACAAAGGCCGAGACTTTTTGTGGAACAATAAAGTCGCGCAGGCTAATATTTTCCACATCCGGCTCAGGAAGTCCGCCATCCACGTTGGGTTCGTCGTCCCAATCGTCCCAGTAACGTTTTTTCTTTCGCTTTGCCATATTATTATAATAATCTATAAAACAATTATCTCCACCGCCAGCGTCGTTTCGTTTCAAGTGTCTTCCCGCATCTTCCGCAGTAAGTTATATTGACGATTTCTCTTGCCAAAGTCATCCATCGCTTTTTGCTGCGTCCTTTGTTCGTGGTGCGGCATTTGAGCTTGAACGTCTGATGATATCGTATAGGCTCGTGAAAGCCGAGTTTACACTTCAGATTTTTGAAAATTGTCATCAATTTTACAAGTAACTTCCCATCGCTGATAATAGTATGGCTGAATCGTTGGTGGTTGCCACGGCTGAATAACTGGATAATACGGTGTCGGTACACTTATCTCCTGCGGCTTGTCAATGATGAACGACAGCAGAAAGAAATAATCGTCTTCGTTGATTACAGGTTCATAATTCTCGCCTAAATTGTTTCTAATGCCATTCAGTATCTCGATGGCTTTGCGTTGTTGTGGTGTCATAAAGCTTATTTTTATTTTGTAGTTTTAAATTGAAGCGAAAATCAGAAGAGCAACAACTGTTCCACATATTCTGTATTCGAGTGGTTAATCCAGTCGAGTGTTGTGGCACCCTTGTAGCCCTTGCGCCATATCCACCAGGCATAGCTTACCGCTGAGCCGCCATGAGCTTGCATGTAGTCGAAATCGGCATTCTTGGCACATAGTATGCGCTCTGAGCATTGAAGAACGAACTGTGGCCGTTGAGGACCGAAGATTTTGTAGTAGCGTTCCTTTCCCTCTGCGAATGTCGTTTTCAGGAATAGGCATAGAATACCGCCTTCTGACAGCAGCCTGAGAGCGTGCAGAACGTATTCTGTAGCGTATTTGTAAGGTGGATTTGTTACGATAGCAGTACAGCCGTCTGGCATTTTTGACTGCTCGAAGAAGTTTACCCCCCCCTGTCCGTAGCCACGGTCAATAAGGTCAGTAGATGTCACGACATGACCTTTCTGCTCCAGTCTTTTCGACAGGCAACCGCTGCCGCACGAAGGTTCCCAGATGTACTTTGGCAAAGAAATGTGCGGATAGCCAACAAGAATATCAATGGCTTTTGGCGAAGTAGCGTAGAAATCATCCACCTCTCGCTCTTCGTTCGTATGGTTCGATGCGCCCAGCGTCTTATAGATGCTATTGCCGTTTCCTTTCCAATCCTTTGCCATTCGTGTAATTCGTGTAATTCGTGGTTAAAATCATCCAACTGTCTGCTGCAACAGGGTATTTGCATGTTTCATTTTTGAACGATTATTACATTGTTTTTCCCTTCGCGTTTTTCTAATAACTTGTAGAAGTTGAAAGCTATATAGCCGTGGTGGGCGTGAAACATATCCACAAAGTTTCCCCAAGGGTCTTTCTTCTTTACTATATACATCTGTTCATACATTAAATGGGTCGTAAGTATCTGGCTCGTCGGTGGGAGTGGGACCAGCCGGAGATGCGACAGGCACGGCGGCGGGGACTTCCTCTTCTTCATCAGAATCTGCAGCCACGAACACACCGTCTTCTCCTTCGATGAACTCCTGCACATCCTCCAGCTTGGCGCCGACTTTCTTGGCGAAGTCTTTCATCTCTTCTTCTGTGTAGTTCTTGCGGTTGCTCTTGATGATACTGATGTCGCCAACGATGTTGCGCTCTGCGCCTGGCTTCAAAACGTCTGCGGGATTTGTTTCGTCCTTGAAGTCGTTGTTTATCTTCTCCAAGTTTCGCTGCGCCTCTCGCATCGCAGTCACATTGCCCGTTTTTCTGCCGAACTGAATCAGCCACTCGATGTTGTCCTCGTACATCGCCCGCTGGATGTTGTTTTTCGATACAGCCAGACGGCCTACAAGCTGGTTGACGACATAGATGTCGTTAGCGATTTCCGTTTCCTTCCTGAAATTGACCACGCCATTATCGTCCCGCCGTATGCCTAGAGCGGCCACCATCGCCTGTGCTTCCTCGTTGCCGAGTTCGGCATTGGCCATCAGCGTCTGATAGTCGCGTGCCGCTATGCTCTTCACCATGCGCCGCACGTTGCTCGTCTTGTTCTGCTGCCACAGCATATAGCACTCCAAGGCAAGCCGAGCCCTGAACTGGCCTGGCAATGACATGTTTATTCGCGCAAGGTTAATCCTTCCGTATGTCCAGTCAACGACTTTTTGGATGTACCTATCCGACGGTTGGCTCATTATTTATTCTCCTTTCTTGTCTTTTGGATTTGTTGCTTCGCAGGTTTCTTGCTTACTTGATTTGTTGCTTTCTTGTTTTCTTGCTTTGCCGGTTTCTTTTCCATAGCAGCGGCATTGCCTGTTGCGGCAACCTTTTCAAGTTTCTTGTTAGCCGTATCTGTTGGTTCTACGTCGAGTTTCTTGTAGTTCTTATCGTAGTCCTGAATGGCGGCATCAACAATGGGGCGATACACCTTTGCTTCTTCTCCAAGAAGTTCAACCAATCTGGCATAGCGCTTTTCCATTGTTTCAATGCGTTGCTTCACGTTTGGCTTGTCCTTACGTTTCAGATAGCGGAGCAGTTCGGTAACTTCCTGCTTCTTTTCTTCGTCGGCCTTCATTTTTGCGGCATATTCAGGACTGTCCTGCTCGATGAGCGTTTTAATTCGCTCGTCGATTGTCGGGTCTTCCTTACGGATTTTTTCATAGTAAGGACGTGTGATGTGCAAAACCTTTTCAACATCTACACCTTTGAATTTGTTCTTGAATTTACCTGTGTATGGGATATCAATCATGAGCCGTTTGTGCAGGACTGCCAGTTCGTTATCTACTGCCTTGTAGGTGCTCTCGTAAGCTTCGCGTGCTTCTTCGGCTTGCTTGGCGTAGGCCGCAATCTCTTCCTGGGCTCCTCCACGTTCTGCAAGCACCTTGGCCGTTTGTGCTGCATCACCGAATGCTGTACGCTGATTACGCACCAATGCGATTCTATTCTGCAACTCTTTCGAGCACAACCATGCGATATCGCTCAGGTGCATACGGTCATTCTCGATGCGGTCCTGATAGATGTCGCCCATTGACATCGTTGGCGACTGTTGTAATGCGGGAGCTTCTTTATCCTGGGATTCCTTAATGACTTCGTTATCATGCTTTTCATCGGTAAAAAGCGACGGATTCATTGCTTCTTCCTTGCGGCGTTTTTCTTCACGTTCTGCTTTCAATTCCGCATTATTCTTCTCGCGGGGTGCTTCACCATTTATCACCACTTCCAGTCCGAGCAGCTTCGCGATACGGCGACGCTTTTCGTTCTCAGGCGAGTTGTCTGGCAGAACCAATGTTTCGCCGCGCAATCTTGCAGCGACTTCTTCCTTGGTTGGTCTTCCACGGCGTCGTAATGGCGAAGATGGCGATACAAAAGCCACAGCCCTGCCGCTTGTATCTGTCATCACCAGTCCGTCAGCAAGCGTGTCCTTTACCTTATCCACATATATTGACAGACGGCTTACACGTGACGAAAAGTCGCCGTATCGCATTGCCTTCTCGCAAAAGTCCTGTGCAAACGGGAATGCGCAAAGTATATCGAAAAGACCTTTCACCCAAGGAAGGTCCTCTGCGGTCATCTGCTCTTTCCCTTTACCGAACTGCGTAATCTGCTCGCCATGTTCTTCGACGATAGTTGCAAATTCCTTCACCCACCGTGTCTGTTCCTCGGCGGTCATGTCCTGATAAAATTTCTGTGCCATAGTGTAAAATATTATTGGTTTCTGCGACAAAGTTAGCGCATTGAAGCAAAAGCATACGGACATAAAACATGCCTGATTCACCTCTGTCCGTCTGCACCTTATGTCCGTATATATAAAAAGATGTGCGCTACCTTTGTGCTATAAAAACATTAACATACGTTGATATGGCAAACAAAAAGAAAACAAACGCGACAGCGCTTGGCAGTCCAGTAACGACGGTTCATAGCCGTCGGGAGTTCGAGAAGGAGGCGCAGCGACTTCGTAATGCAGGCTTTATTGAAATTCCTGTCAGACTAAGCGGCGGAAATGGCGGCGAGATCAGTGCAGACTACGGTGATTATATCAGCGCTTCACTGGCATGTGAACAGAACGCAGGTGAAAAAGGAAAAGTCAGACTTCCGATACTGCCCATGTCGAGCGGCGGAGCTATTCCCATCAAGGCGCAGAATGGCTACGAGGGCAATATGATGTCATGGGGCGCAGGCAACAAGACGCCCAACGTTGTCAGCTTCTTCTGTTCCCTGCTGCCTTATACGGCAGCCGCCCTGAAGTTCAATATCGACATGTGCTGCGGCATGGGTCCCCGTCCTATGTACTCCTATTCGCAGTACGTTGGCGGGAATATCACCCATAAAGCCGTTCCCTATGAGGATGCCGGTGTCCTGATCAAAGGTTGGATCAGAGACCTGAAGCGGGAACTGAGCGGCCTCAATGCCACCACACCTCCAGCAGGCGAAGGCAGCGGTCTGGAGGCTGGTGTCAGTGCTATCACTGGTTCCGCAGGTGGTGATAACTCCCTTGCCGAGGACATTCGCGAACAAATACAAAAACTTCAAGAGGAACTCGCCGCATGGGAGCGGACCAACGCCGAGGTAAAGGCCTTCCTGGAAAAAAACAATCTGTTGCAGACCTTCCAGCATCTCTACTCGGATATGCTGCAGTACAACATCTGCTTCCCAGAGTTCGAGTTGCAGCAGACCTACCAAGTGGATTCAACCAACGCGCAGGGCAATTCAGTCAAGATTCCTGTGCCTGACTCGCAATGGTCGCCAAAGATTGTAGGACTGAAATGGCGCAACGCCAAGACAATGCGACTGGAACAACTTAACCAACAAAACCGCATAGAACATGTATTCATCAGCAACCGCTGGCTTTCATCGCCTGAACAGACCGTCATCACGAAGGATAGTGATTTCAAGGTCGATGCGCTTCCCGCGCTTAGTTATCAATCACCAGCAGCCGACATGGAGCGACTTGCTCGAAACGCCCGAGCCACTAATGCAACAAAGGACGCCAGACCTACTCATGTAGTGATGCCCGTCATCTACAACGAGTACGGCCATCCTTATTATCCAGTTCCTGCCTGGTACTCGGTGTTCAGCGGAGATGTCTATACCTATGCGTCGCTACTCATTGCCGACCGCAAGAAGCGCCGCGACAACGCCAATGTGATAGGCAGGATTCTGTACCTGAACGACGAGTACATGCAGCGCCTCTACCATCAGCGGGCCTGCACAACCGACGAGGACAAGAAGAAACTCTTCAATGAGGTCATTTCCTCCATCAACCAGTTCTTGAAGAACCGCGACAATATGGGCGAACCGCTGCTAGCCTATACCTTCAAGGATGCCGACGGAAAGGTGTACAAGTCATGGGAAATCGTCGAGGTGGAGGAGAATAACAAGTCGCAGGCAGAGGCCAACAAGGAGGAACTGGCTGAAATCTCCAGCATCATCCTTTTTGCATGGGGCGTCGATAGCCAACTCATTGGCAACACGCCAGGCACCACCACACGAAGCGGCGGTACCGACCTGCGCGAACGCTACCTCTTGAAGCAAATCAACATGAGCACCATGCAGTCGCTTGTGATGAATAGCCTCAATGTTGTCAATACGCGCAATAAATGGGACACTCACCTGACATGGCAGATCAAGAAGGAAGTGCTCACTACCCTCGACAACAGCAAGACAGGCCTGACCGAGGCCGAAAATAACTAAGCTGACTCATCGTAATAACGAAATAACGGAATAACAGCTATGCTTATCACCACCATCCAAGAGCTTCGGCTCTATTTCCCCACACATGCTATCGACCATATCGAGGCATTTAGTGGCTTTATTGAGAACTCAGAGCATGAGTTTCTCTTGAACCCGCTTGGTCAGCCACTGTATGAAAAACTCTGCCAGTGGTACGAAGAACAAAAAGAGTCATACGTTAAGTCTTACGGCAATGATTTGGGCTACTACAACAGACTTTTACTCATGGCACAGCGCTGTGTGGCCTTCGATGCAATGAGTCGTTCGATAGATCAGCAGTCGATATCCATGAACAATGCGGGCATAAACATGAGCCTTGCCGAAGACTACAAACCTGCAGATAGCGATGCCATCGCCAGAGCAAAACTCTCTTATATCAAAGAAGCGCACAGCTCACTGAACCGCCTGCTCTATACACTCGAACAATGGACGTCCATCTGTCCGGATGCAGAGGATGTGGAACCTGTTCCACATGAAAAGTCGAAAAAGAACAACGATTACGACCTCTACGAGATTGTCAATTTCTGGCGCAGCAGCCGATATTTCTATCTCTGCGCACAGTTACTGATTCCAAGCTCCGTGGTGCTGCAGGAGTATCTGAATATCTATGACAGCCGCGAGAAGTTCATACAGATGCTGCCAGACCTCCACTTCATTCAGGAGGAACAGATAGCGCCGGCTATCGGGGAGGACTTCACAGAGGCCATTGTCGGTATGCAGATATCAGGAGGAACCAAGCGCGATGCCACCGCTGCCTACGCTTCAAGTCCGAAGTCGCTGGCTGACGATGCCAACATAGACCCGATGATGCGTCGAATCCTGCACAAACTCCGCAAGATTATGGCCACACTGCTTGAAAGTCGCACATCCGTCATCAATGTGGATAAGCAGCGCAAGATAGACGCCCACGACGAAGGTGTGCGCCTCCTCGGTTCGTTCTGCGACTATTGCCGACAGCACCAGGACAGTATTATTACAGCCCTAGGCGATAATGCAGAAGCATACCACAACAGTCCGCTTTACATCAAACCACAACCTGAGCCTGACACCAATGGTCAGTCGTCAATGGTCAATGGTCAATGTTCCCCCTCTGATTTCAATAATTCCGACATGGCTCTGCATGTCACAATGCCGCTGCTGTAACACACAACACTTGAACATTATGACATTCCTTATTATTATATCTTCTGTTTTTGCTGTGCTCTATGTTGGCGCAGTCATCTGGAGTAAACGGCAGATGCCCGATTCGGTTTCCGCAATGGTATATCTACTGCCTAATGCAGGTCAGTGGCTATGGGGTGCATGGCTCTTCACAATCGGAGGGCTACTTCTTCCGCCGATGTTGGAATCAATGCCAGACAGTCTGTCCTTCATAGCATTCCTTACTGTCGTCTGTCTCTTTGGAACTGCTGTCACACCGCTCGTACAACAGGACATGCGCAAGTTGCACAATATCTTCGGAATCTCCGCTGGCATCCTATCGCAGGTTTGCGTACTTGCTTTAAACGCTCAGTGGCTTGCCGTTTGGATGCTATGGTTGTTTCTTATTGGCAGCACTCGTGTTCAGCCAGAAGGATGGCTTGGCAAGTCCCTTAAAGGCAAGGGTGTGTTCTTGTCAGAGTGCATTTGTTATACATCACTTGTTGCAGCTTTACTTTCCTAAAAACAACTCGCGATATGTTTAGACTAGATAACATCCTCGAACGCTGGGCAGAACTTTACAAACCCCTGTCGCACAGTGTTGAATCGAAGAAATTCTTCCGCATCTCGATGATTGATGCGCAAAGTTACTTCATCCGCAACTACAACATGATGGACGGCGTTGCTTTGGCATACGCCACACATATCGACGCCGAACTTGCACAACAGAACCCGAAGGCTATCAACTACCGCCATGTGATTTACTTCCTGAGCAAGCAGCAGAACGCGCAGGATAAGACAGACGTCACGGACGAGGACGCTGCAACCGAAGCCCGCTTCCTGACCGACGAAATGGTGCAGGACTTGCTCGCCGTGCTCTGGGCAATGAAGGGTATCGTTGGCGGCAAGTCGCTCCAGGCGGAACAAACCAGTGCCCTTCCGGTCGAGGTTCAACAGTTCATCCAACAGACTGCATCTGATGCTCAGTACCGTGAAGGATTGCGCGGTCTCCAACTTGAAAAATCAAACTGGGGAACAATACCTGCTAAAATATCAGGCTGGCAAGTTTGCAGCCTAATCATCGAACAGAATGCCCCAAGATTGTTGTGCATCAACCAAGAGAGATACATTTAACGGCATTATGACATGGCAACAATCGTAGCACAAGAGGGTAGGGAACTGTTTGCGATGCAATACATCGCCGAATTGTTCAAGCAACAGACGCTGCAGCGGCTGCAAATCAACATGATGACGCAGCGTGTCTGGCCTTACGAGGTATATCCTGGCTACAGAGTGCGTAACGAGCGACGAAAGACGCTTGGAGGATGGGTATCGACCGGTGAGGGCGCAAAGTCATTCGATGGAGAGGTCATCGAAGCAGATGAGCAGACGGGTATAGTGACGATGGCCTTCCGCTACAATGACTATATGCAGTATGTGGACATCGGCGTGGGTACTTGGGCAAAGGCAGAAGACGTTGAGCGTAGCCGAAAGGTGCGCTATCGTAACCGCTACACACAGTGGAAACCTTCTGGTGGTCAAACACACCGTCCTGTAATACAGCCTGAGTTGAACCATCTGCTTACCAGATTGGAGGATTACGTCAGCGACTTCTATGGCAAGAAGTACGAGTTTAGGATGCTTGACACCTTCCAAGATCTTACGCTCTATGTGGGCTAATTTTCAATTTCAATTCTCAATTTTCAATAAGATATAAGCTATGGCTAAGAAGAAAGAAGTCATCATCACTTGTAACGCCACAAACGTCAAGGCTGTCATTGAGGGCTTAGAACGTGGTATGGCCGCTCTTGCAAGAGAAGAGGAGAATCTGCTGAACGTTATCAAGCAGCGCGGCTATGCAGAAAACGATGAGAAAAAGCGTCTGAAAGACTTGGAAAGGGCGATGGACGCTATGCGCACCAACATTCAGAAGAACCGCGACGAACAGAAGAAGCTTGGCGAAGTGATGAAAGACCTTGCAGGTGCCAAACTGAAGGACTTGAAGAAAGCCCTTCAGGAGGGTAAGGCGGCACTCAACAATATGTCAGAGCGTGACCCCAAGCGCAAGCAGCTGGTTGATGATTTGAGAAAAATCCAAAACCAAATGGCAAGGCTTACCGGCGAAACAAACAAGTTCGGGGCTACGCATAATACCGTATGGCAAACTGCCGTTCGTAATATCACCGCTTACATGGGCGTGTTTGCCGCTTTCAACTTCGTCAGGAATAAGATGACGGAGATGGTTAGGAAGAACTACGAGCTTTCCGATGCCATTATGAACGTGCGTAAGGTGAGCGGATTAGCCGTTGAAGACGTCAATCAGTTATATCAGAATCTGACTAAGATAGATACCCGCAACACTGTCAACACACTGATGGATTTGGCGTACCAAGGCGGTAAACTTGGTATCGGCAACTATGGTGTGGAGGGCCTGACTGGGTTTGTGAAGGCTGCAGAGCAAGTCCAGATGGCACTTGGCGAAGAAATGGGCGAAGAGGCACTTCCCGCAATGGCAAAGTTGACGGAGAATATGGACCTAATACGCAAGTATGGCGTAGAAGAGGCTATGCAGAAGACAGCCAGCGCCATCTTCCAACTTTATACATCCAGCGTTTCTACAGGTACTGGTATTGTTGACTTCGCGAAACGTCTTATGCCTGTTGCAAAGTCCGCTAATGTGACAACTGACGAGTTGTTAGGCCTCGCTTCTGCTACAGAGTCAAGTGGCTTGGAAGCAGAAAAGGCTTCTACGGCATTTGCAAAGATGTTCCCTGCTATATATAAGAACGCGGATGCGATAGAAAAGTTCCTCAATATTGATCAGGGCACCATCCGTTCCATGTACGACCAAAATCAGGCTATGCAGGCTATGGTAATGGTCTTTGACAAGATGCAGGGTTTGGGCAACTTGAACAAATATCCGGAAATATTCAAGTTACTTGGTTCTGAGGGCGCCCGTATGACAACGGTAATGACCGCTATGGCCAATAACGTGGATATGCTTCGCACACACTTGAAGACATCTACCGATGCTTTCATTGAAGGCACGGCTGTCATCAACGAATATGAATTGCAAAATGCCAGCGCTGCCGCTGTTCTCGAAAGGGCTAACAATATCTGGGAGAAAGCATTCGTCAATCCTGAAGGCGTTGATACGGTCAAGAAATTGGCAGAAGAGTGGTATGATTTGTCAAAGGAATTGACCGAGAGTGATACATGGATGACAAGCGTCAAAAATTCGCTTTATTCTATCGCTTCGGTCATCGGCATTTTGATGAAATTACTGCCCACACTCATAAGAGCATTCATGTTCTATGGCGCTGCACAGGCTATCAGGAAACTATGGGTTGAGTTCACAGCACTGAATGCTGCAATCACAACCGCAAGTACCGGTATGGCTCGACTCTCAGCTTTCATGAAATCTAATGTGTGGGTACTTGGTGCAACTGCCATTGCTTTTGCTGTATCATATATCTGTGACATGGCAAAAGCATCAAAAGACGCCGCCAACAGTCTTGACATATTGGAAGAGGCAGAAAAGGAGGCAAAGGAGGAAAGCATCCGCCAGCGTGTAGAGTTGAAGAAACTTTACGATGCCACACAAGATCAGACAAAGAGTATCGAAGAACGTAAAAAGGCCTTGCGCGACATGGTTGGCGATGCAAGATATAAGGAATATTACGAGAAGTTGGCCAATGAGAAAACCATTGCCAATCTTGCCGCCAATGCTTACAGAGACTTGACCGACGAAATAATCAAATCAGCCCGTGCACGTGCTTATGCCAACAAGATTACCGAGTTGGAGAATAAGCGTATGGCTTTGGAGGACGAAAAGGAGGAAAAGGAACAATGGAAAAAAGAAAATAAAGACAAATATGAGAAGAACAAAAAGGCATATCAGGAGCAGAAAGATTTTGTCAGCGAGGCGACAAGAAGTGCTGGTGGATTCCAAGAGGCGGGTATAGCGCAACGCGGAGCTGCCGCTATGAAGCCGGGTATTATTGACGAGTATGAGGGTACAGAGCGTTCTATCACAAACATTGATAAAACCATTTCCGATATTGATAAGGATATGGACAAGCTGAAGGATAGGATTGATAGTCTCAGCATAAAACCAGAACCTGAGAGCGATGACGGAGGTGGAGGCGGTGGCAATGTTTCTGACACCAACAAGACTGATAATAAGGCCAAAGCCCCAGAGTGGATGGTTGAAGAAAAGAAGGAGGCAGAAAAGTCCACCAAAGCGATCATCGGTTCCATTGAGGAGTTTTACCGCTTACAGGAGGCTGCTGCCAACGAACTGGCCGCAAACGGACAGTTGAAGGGTAGTGATTTTGAAATGCTGGTTAAGCACATTCAGGACCGCAAGGACAAGATGCTTCTCGAAGCACGTCGCGCTATTGCCGGAGATCCGAATGAGTTTGAGAACGAACGCAAAAAACTCGAGCAGGACCTCGTAAAGCGTGACGATGCAGTCAGTCGTGCCGCTATTGGTCGCATACAACAGGCAGACCCCGCAAAGAAGGGAGCCGTACTGCGCAAGTATGACGGCTCGGATTCAGTCTTCGGACTTGACAGCAATGCCTGGTTGAACGATGTCCGAAAGAACGCTGCCCAGAATGAACTGAACATCCAACGACGTCAGGCTGCCATTCAACAGGAGGTTGACAAGATACTGATGCAGTATGAGTATGTGGAGCAGGCACAGCGCACGTTCGGTGACAAACTTGTGAAGTTGGGACTCATTACGGACGGCTACGACAAGGTGGTTAAACAGTTGGCAGACGGTACCGAGATAGTAGCCAATACGAAGGACGTGCAGGCTCTTGCCAGCAAGGTAGTGAAGATGGACACAAAGAAGTTCTATGGCGTAGATGAAGACGATGTACTGGAACTCCGTAACATGATTGATGCCCTGATGAACACAGTTGATGCAGATGGCAACAAAATCCGCGAGTCATTTGCTTCCATGTTCCCAAGACTGGATGAGTGGATGGAGAAGCCAGAGCAGTATAAGGAGCAGATGCAGGCATTCTACAAGACGATGATTGATATGGACTCGGACTACTACGCAGCTCTGAAACGCAACTATGAGCAGGAGAAGCGCGAGTTCGGCGAACGATGGCAGGCGATGGGGTGGGAGGCCCAGGAGAAACAAGATAACACAGCCTTCGAGACGCAAGACAGTCTGCGTAAAATCAGCGGACAGGGCGAAACGTTTGGACAGACGTATGGCTTTATAGATGAAATAGCCGATGACCCTGAAATTGCCAGAATCAAAAACCGAATGGAGTGGCGAGCTCGCGAATTGGAAGACTTGCAGGCACGTAATGCCAGCGAGGAACTCATAATGGAGAAGCAGAACGAGATGCTGAAAGAGGCCGCTGCATTGGCCGAGAAAGTGAGCGCAGAAGTCGCAGAGCGCATGGAAAAAATACAGACCCTGAGCGAACCGCTCAATGAATGGGGAGAGGAAGTCGGAACAATGCTTGGCGAGATGTGGCAGGGTATCAGCAGGGAAGGGAAGCTCACATTCGGGCAGATGGCGAAGAATATGGGCATCGAGTACGCCAAGCTGACGTTGAAGATGGCCAGCGAGAACCTGATGAAGAAACTCCAACAGAATCTTTTCTACAAGCAGATGGAGATGGAAGAAATGAAGCATCAGGTCGAGATGACCAATATCCAAATATCAGGAGAAATGGGTCGGATTTCTGCCCAAACAGGAATCGGCGCAACTGCCCTTGGCGTAAAATCCGCACAGGATGCAGCCGAGGTGACGCAGGAAGGTGGTAAGGCGACGATTATGACCATGTTCGGCATCAGCGAGGGAGCGTCTAAGATTATTGGAACACTTGGTTGGTGGGGTATTCCTCTTATCGGCGTAATCACAGCATTGCTAATGGGATTGCTCAGTAGTGCAAAAAGCACTGCAGGTACGGAATCGTCAAAGGCCACTAACACACCGAAGGTTAAACTTGCATCTGGGATGCTTACCTATGACGAGGGTAACGTAAAGCGCTTCATCGGCCAGGACGGTAAAGTATATACCGCTACTGAGGAGGCACAACCCAAGGACGGACTCGTAACGCATCCCATTGCCACCACTGTGCAAGGACAACCTGCACTTGTAGCTGAAAACGGACCTGAAATAGTGGTAGGTCGAAAGACAACACAGGCCATTATGATGAATGAACCTGAACTTATCAAATATCTTGCAAACTACGAAAAGTATGGCGGAAAGGGCTATAGTCCATTTGATAGCGGAAACGTAGAGCAGGTTGCAGCCACTATGCCTGACGGCTCTAACTTAGGCCTGAGCAGTGAGGATGCACGTGCTCTTACATCAGCCATCAGCGTTTTCACACAGACCGTCACGAAACTTCAGCAGAACGGAATACCTGCACACATTAAAAAATATGGCACGGGCGGTCTCATAGAAGAGGTCAAATCTGGCATGAAGTTCATGTCTCGCTACGGCGGATAACCGTTTTAAAGAAATTTTAACTCATAGCGGCTTTCAAAAATTGAAATGGAAGCCGCTATTTTTTGTGTTTATATAGCAATAAAAGACATCTATTTGCACATTTCATTGAATTTCTTTTGACTATAATTCATTGTAATAAAAAGGATTGAAATGTGTTTTGTCGGGTTGAAAAGCGGACTTCATGTAGTATCTGGCAGTATCTTGTTTTTTGTGCAATGTTTGGGGTAATTTTGCTTGTGGAAGCCGTCAATTCTTGCGGCTCGACCAACAAAACCAAATTTATTCACATCAAAAAACTTCAAAACTATGGCACTTGAAATGCAAGACTTGATGGCCTTGAAGTCTATGGGAGGCGAAGGCAGCATGTCACCTTACGAGCAGGTGAAGGTGGGCTACATGCAGAACCGCCACCACACAAGCGGCATCGGTGTGGCTGGACTTGTTCTCGGCACCGTCGGCACTGCCATCGGTGTTGGTGCATGGATCTTCGGTCCTATGTACGGCAACGCCAAGGCTAACCAGGCAAAGGAGGTGGCTATTGCCGCTAAGGAGATTGCCGCACTGCAGAACGGCGCTACCCAACGCCAGCTCGACCAGTTGACCAGTCTGTTTGCTGCAGAGCGTGCAGAACGTATCAACGGCGACCAGACTATCACGCAGACCATCACTGACACCGTAAGCGGCAGTCAGCAAGGCACTCTCACTGCGCAGCAAGCAGCAGAATTGAGCGCTGTGAACAGCGTGATGACGAAAACCTACGAGGATTTCGTGACGGGTCGCGCTAGCCTGAACCCCACTCCAGTGAGCATCTACTCGGCTCCACAGCCCTGTCCTTGCCCTGGCTGCGGTTGCAACGGCTAAATGGCCTTGAAGGGCGGCGACTTTCTATTTCAAGAACGCTGCCCTTCATCCCTAAACTCTAATTCACGGCAATATGTTTGGTTATGGAAAAAAGAAACGACGTATGCAGATGGTACAGCAAGGTATAAGAGCAACGAGTAAGAGCAGTCTGAAACTGCAATGTCTCTTTTGTGCAAAAGGTGACTTGAAAGAAGCGAAGGAACTCTATGACTTCTTTGCAGGCGACATGCCCGACTTGCCAGACTATGATCCTGTACCACTGACATGGCAGCAGAACACAGCCCAAACCGTCAACGGCATCATGGGTTGGCTTAAAGAGAACCAAGGTACATTGGCACAGGCCTACGACTTTATCCAGGGCATCATCAAGAAGCGCGGAGCGGTTCCAGACACACCACCCGTCGATAGCCCGCTCCCACCTATTAACTAATTCACGGCATTATGAATGTATATCCTATCACAATCAAAATCTATGCTGAAGACGAGCAGGAGGCACAACACGCCCAACACGCTCTCGGCCAGTTTGTCAACGATATGGGCGCACTCGGAATACCCGTCACCGGAAGTAAAATAGCCGACGGCATATCGCATTGGGACGAGAATGCCTTTGTGAAATCGAAAATCATCAATCACTTCAAACAATAAAACCTATGGCAGACAATAATCAGAAATTTCAATGCTCAGGCAACTGTCTGAACTGCGCACCGGCACAGCGTGCATACTGCGCTTCGCAACATGCTTACTCAAATATGAAGGTGCTCGACAAAATGATGGAAGTGCTAAGCAAGATGCAGGAGGACATGGCCGCTATGCAAGGCACTGTTCAGGAGATGGCTGAAAAGATAGAGGCTATTCAGAACAGCGAAGCCACAGTCTTTGCGCCAAATGTCGAGTCTGAGTTGTTCCCAAAGGAGTTCGCTGAAAAACCCAATGCGGAAAAGATTACAAAATAACCCAAACGCACAGGAGGAGGACGGTGCAGAGAATAGGTCCTCGTATAAATAAACCCATAAATACATAAAACTATGAATTGTAATCAGAATGGAAAGACTTACTACAACAGTCTGACTCCGTACCCCGGTGGAACCCCCGCATCTACCAGTTATCTGATGGACTGCACGCACTACACTTGCGGCAATCGTCAGATGTGTGTAACTGCCGACGGATTCCCCATGGCAAGTAACTTCGACATTCAGGTGCTTGGTGTACCAAGACCAGTTGGAGACCAGTATTGCTGCGACATCCGCTGCATCTGTGACCTCACCTATCAGCAGGTGTACCGCTGCGGAAATGGCTGTCCCAACAACTGTCTGCAGACAGAGAAGGTCATTGTGACAAAGTGTGTCCCATGCCCATCAGCAGATGTGCCCGTTGTAACAGCTATTGGCGTGAGTGCAACGCCCGTTGGAGTATCATGCGGCTGTCCGTCCACCAATGTCGCAAACGTGGAGTTTGCCTTCACAGTCGCAACAGGTGCATAAACTATGGACTGGAGGGATATCGCAGCAATCGTCTTCGTCTGCACGGCGGTCAATCATCTCGGATTGATAGGTACTATCGAGCGCATTATAAGGCACCCTTTACCAATCATAAACTGTCCGCGATGTCTGACATGTTGGAGTGTAATGGCATACGGGATAGCCACTCTGCCGTTCTATTCTCCAATGGCCATTGCCGCTGCACTGCCGGGCTTGCTTGCAATATCCCTCCTTTGCTCCTACACCGCCATCTGGCTTGAACTAACTATGTATGCAATCGACACTTTATATAATAAAATATATGGCATCATCGAAAACATCGGCAAAGAAGACTGCGGCAAAGACAGAACCGAAAACGAATGAAAAACCGGCAATGTCTGTCTCTGTGGCCAGGCGCAAGGCGCCAGCCGTCCGCCGTGTACCTGTTCAATACACACCCAGAATCCCTACGGCTCGTTGCCCAGGATGCTGAGCGGAAAACAAGAAGTATAAATCGCCGATTACTGCTTATTTCCTCTTGTATTATGCAAATAAGGATGTCGAAATCGGCTTAATGTTTCACTTTAAAGGAAAATAAGATTATGACCCCACAAGAACTGAAAGAGCAGTACGACATGCTCTACGACTACATGGTTCAGAGCCGTGATCCGAAAAACATGAAGGCTTTCGGACACGTAATGACCGAAATGATGGACGCTATGCTCCAGAAGATGCCGGCAGAAGCAGAGGAGATGATCCAAAAGCTCGAATCTATCCGCTGGCAGCAGTACCTCACGCCCAAAGAAGCAGAAGCTATCGTTGCCAAGATGCAACCAAAGGCACCTTGGACACGAGAGGTGTGGAACAATGCAATGCAGAGCATGGGTATTCCTACAGACGAAGCACCTTTCTACAACCGGTGCGCACTATGGGCAGAAATGAACAAGCAGTACACTGACCATGCCCAGACAATCGCCGATAAAATTCTAAAGAAACCACTTAACGAGATACAGGCAGATCAAATCGTTCCCGGTATTCATGCCATGGCACTTGACGTACTGAAGGATAAGGATGGCGTGTACGATATCCGCTCTTATTTCGGGCTTTAGAAGTTTGTCTTGCGATTTTGATGTACCAACCCAGCAAAAATGAACCGTGCCATCGCTCGCAGAATGCTTCTCGAACGCATCTACAACAAGATGAGTGACGAGGAAAAGCGGCTCTTTGTCATGATATCGGCAAATAACACGAACAACGATAAAATCTTGCAGGCGATACAGCAGAATCAGCGTGACCTGAAGCATCTCGTTGAGCACGCTGACCGAGACCAATGGTACAAGGCTTTCGGAAGTGATGTCGCAGCCAATGTCTTCACCACATCGGTCTTCTGGCTTATAAGCAAGTTGTTCGCGAGAAAATAATCTGCCGTTCATATCGCCGTGAATGGTTTGGGCAGTCAGCGCTATGCAGGCTGCCCGCTTTTTATTGTCCGTGTTCCAATTCATTTCGGTTGTACCTTTGTATCAAGAAAAATAAAAATAAAAAAATGGAAACAATAGTAACAGACATCTGGCAGTCCATTTTAGGGGCATTTATCACGGCAATAGGACTGTATGCAGGGTACATCAGAAAACTCATCGTTGATGTCGCCGTCCTGCATAAAACCGTCGAGAACCAACAAAAAATCATAGACAACATGACTAAACGCCTTGATGCTCATTCAAAGAAGCAGGATGAAATTTTTGACACGCTAAACGACATGAAGGTCGATCTTGTCAAACAAATGGGACAGATGGGTGCCAGCATCGGTTCGCTGGCATCGGATGTCAAGAACCTGAACAACCTTCTCGCTATTACAGACAGCGTTAATCGTTCGAAATAACATGAAGAAGTTTATCAATACACTGCACTCCAGATGGCGAAACGCCATGCCGAAATTCTTCTCGCGTATTTGCTGGGTATGCGCATTGATCAGCGGCACTGCACTTGCGGTGAATACAGCTATCACAGCTGGCGGTGGCACAACACACGAATGGTGGAATGACATATATCCATACCTGCTCGGCATACCTGCAGGAATGGCTTTTGTCGCCAAGTTCACGCAGAACTATGACAAGAACGGTAATCCTATCGAAAAAGGAAGTTGAAACATAAAGATGTTTATATGGTTAATAAGATTGTTTGGTAGCGGAGCAGCTGAGACAGCACCTCCGCTATTTTTCCTAATCGACATTCTTTTCCATGTGTTTGATGATATTATACACCTGCCTGTCAGTATAACCATACCTTTGCGCCAATGAAAGGATAATGGCTTTGCGGCTACTATCTGTAAGGACGAGCCTCTGATATTCGCGATATAGGTCTGCGTACTTATAATCATCAGGGCGTACACCTGCTTTTCGCAGTTTCCTCATCATTTCCTCATTAAATAGAATTAAATCTGCTCGTTTCATACTCATAATATTAAAACTTAAACTAATTATGCTGTCGTGAAATATAATTTTGTTCGGAAAAGGAAAGAAAATTGATTTTTCTTTTTGTTGTTCACACACTTATTAGTATATTTGCAATCTCTACTTTATTACACAATTAAAAAATAGCACATCTGCACACACAAGAAGTCCCATTTGTGGGTCTCGGTGAGGTGCAGATGTGCCGTAGTAATAAAGTAGAGAGTATGAAGGAGCCGAGACCCACTATTTTTTTCTCGCAGGTCTCATTGTGTCTTTTCATCCGCTATCAAGACATATCGTGCCCATAACTTTATTGCGTTTTAATAAGACTTTTCACGTCTTCCCAGGTGGCCACTTCCATCTCTCTTTTGTTAGGGTCGTAATATCCGATGCCTAAAGGTTCCACTTTTGCCTCCGTACTGTCAGGCAAAATGAAAAATTCAAATGGCTCAATCTTTGGAGGCTCCATGTCACCGACGGCAATTTCAGAACGGCGTGAACGCTTGATGCGCTCGATGTCATCCCTAGTTATCTTGTCACCTGCTGGACTGCTCATGGCATTACGAACTGCAGCAAGTTCTTCTTTTTGCATGAAGTCCTCCCATGCCTGCTGCAACAGACGAAAGTAGGTGTATTGATAGATGGCATGAATGCTTTTAGTCCAGCCATCTGCACCATTTGCCATCAGAAGCACTGCAACTGGTTGGGAGATGAAGAGTCTGTGGGATTTATGGTCGAACGATAGCATTCCGCTCTCGAAAATCTTTTCCAACCAGATCCAAGTCCGCATCAAACTTCTATTTTGCTTCTCTTGTTTCTTTTTTTTGCGATGTTCCTGCCATCGTTTCCATAGGTTTAGTTTCATTGTTCTTGTTCTTTTTACGGGTTGTCTTTTTCTTCTTTGGCTGTTCTGTTTGTTGCGAAAGTAATGCTACTTCATACCGCCGTGCCTTGAAATTGGCGTTCCAGGCATCCATTATAGTACGGACACCTGAGCTGTCGGTTCTGCCAAACACACCGGCATAGAGAGACAGCCCTGGCGTTACTTCATCATAGATCCGACCCTGAATGGCCACCGTGCCATCGGGTCCGCTGAAAGCTATCATCCCGTCTGGAATGCTGGAGTCTGAGGCAAGTTCAATGCGCTCCAATAGTACATTGACATCACATCCGACCATGCCTGCAAAATCCGAAATGACATTATACGCTATCGGGTCGGTGGTCATTAGCCTTAACTTTGCTATCCACTCCAATCGCATATACCTTGCCAGTGGTCGCATCATTGCGCCTGTTAAGATAGGTACGGCAAGGGCGAGTGTTCTCGGGCGGTCGCCAGACATGAGCATAACGGCTTTCATCCAATGTTCAAAAGTCACATCGCCGCTCGTCTGAAATGCTATGACATGACCACGCTCTTCTCTAAAAAGATGGCCGAGTTGTCTTTCGGCACAACAGGGTTCGATATACATTGTCTTATTTTATGTTTGGTTTTGTCTGCAACAAAGATAGCGCATCGAAAAATAATACAACGGACACTTATTGCCATAAATCACGATACCATTCAAGCCATTGGCGATAGTCCTTCTCCTTCCATGAACCATGACCAAAGTGCAGGATATAATGACTGGTATCTACGTCGAGATATGGCAAATTATGTTCCTGCACGTCCTTCAGGAGCCATGCGCCAGTGTCGTATCTATTGTTTGGACTGACATTACTGAGCGCCCACATATAATCGGGATTGAAGTAGCGGATGCCGTACTTACGGAGCATTGGGGCATTGATATAGCAAAGCAATGGCTCTGCGCGGTAGATTTCAAGACCAAACCGTCTATATGTATTACATCCGATATGCGCAACGAATGCGTAACGAGGATTGCAAAAGCAGTTGATTGACTGAAAAACGAGCACATCACTGTCCATCAGAACAAACGGCTCATCAGTATTGTCTATCATCCACTGCACGCTTAGTGCGTGTTTGGTGGAACCATAGTTGCTCTTGTTGACAGAACCTGTCTCTTTATTAGGAAACTGCTGAAGGTAACTATCGAAGTCAATAATTTGCCCTTTGGTGTTGTCAACAATTTCAATCTGCCTATTAAACCTATTAAGCCCACCGGAAGGAAGTCTGTCGCTATTATCGAAGACGACAATGCGACAGTTTGGGTGATGCTTCCACAGCGAGCGGACGGCTGCGGCAGTCAGCTCGGGCGTGTTGTAGTTGACGATGCAGACGGTTATTTTTTCCATTTTATCCATGACGGCGGGAGGATGTTGGTCATTGGGCTGATTTTGTCACCGTTGAACCACGGCCAGGGGCAGACCACCTTTTCGGAACGGGCATTCAGGTAGGCACCCCACCACGAGAAGGTGGAGTTGCTGATGACGTTGGCCTTACATTGGGTCTGCAGGTAGAGGTCCATCTCAGGTTTGTACTGGCAGGGCTTGTCGGCAAAGGCGAAGCGCGGACCGGTGAAATGCGCCTTACACCATTCTATATCATCAGAGACAAACAGCACCTTGTCGTGCGGGAAGTGCTCGTCGAGGATGGCGCAGATGTCTTCCTGCGACAGCGTGCGGAATCCCAGTTCGGGGTTGCCGCGCAAGAGGTAGTCGCCGCGCCGCACGTTGATGCACACGCGGTCGCTTACATCGCCATAGAGACTGCGAATCTCCGTGAGGATGCTGTCGTATGGTGCAAAGAGGTCGTAGGCAATGTCGCGGTCAATGCAGGTGGCATCCTGGAAGAAGTCGGCCAACAGCACGTCGGCGGCGTCGGTCTCAGGGAAGCCGTTGCAGAGATATTTGCCGTGCGGCACGTGGTAATACCCGCGCACCTCTTCGGGGCGCATGTAGCGGATGTTCCGCATGATGCGCTCCTGCTGCTCACGGGGGAAGTCGCTCGCTACATCGGTATATACCAAGCCGTAGAACTCACGTCCTGTGCGACTGGCGAAGGTACGTGCTGCCGCCGCTATGAACATCTGATTGCCCAGCCGACACAGGGCCATTGCCGCCACTCTACCCATTGCCGCATCCTTTCATTATCTGGCAGAAGTCCACAAGTTTTTTGGCATCCTCTTCCCATGCTCGGCGCAGCAGCCCTTCGTCGAAGCCGTAGTGTATGCCCCATCGCTGGTTCTTGTTCTTCTGACTGAGGTTGGCGTTCATCGAGCGGTAACGCTGAATCTTGTAGTCAAAGGAAAGGTTGTGGTTGATGTGCAGGGCATAGATATCCTGCCCCTCGTACCACTTCACGTTGCCTTGCGGGTCGCACTTATGGGCACCGACGGAGTAGCCGATATTAGTGATGGCCTTGGGGTCGAAGATGATGGCTTTCGAGAAGTCCTGGAACGGGCGTGCCATCGGCGACGTCTCGTGGAGCATCTTTCCAGTTTCGTATTTCGGTCGCTCCTCAGCCTGTAGCTCGTACCACACAGGCTTGCAGATGGTGGCTCCGCTGGCCTTCATGTTCTCCAGCGATTTCAGAATGTCGGGCGCAAGGAGCATCTCGTCCATGTCGCACACCACCACGAAGTCGGCATCAGAGCCTTTCCAGCACTTGTTCTTGATGTCGGCCTGCACAGCATCGTTCATGCCCTCGGTAAGAAACTCCTTGACCGTTATCCAGTCGAACTTGCTAAGATACCACGTGCTGCCGTCGGTCGAGCCGTTGTCGAACACCGTCACGTGGGTTGCATACTTCTGCCAGTAGTCAACGACCCACGGCAGCACGTCAATCTCATTCCAACAAAGGGTGAAAACTTCTACTTTCATATCCAAAGATGTCTATACTTGCGCAGCCACTCCGACATGCCGCCGTTCAGGTTGGCGTGACTGCCGTGAAAATAATGTTCTATGTAGTCGGCGGTCTTGACAGCTGTGTATGGCATCTGCTTGGCCATGCAGTCCTTGTAGAACCATGCGCCTGTGTCGTGCCATTTCTGCGGGCTGAGCGCCGTGAGGTGCCACATCCACTCGGCATTGAAATAGCGGATGCCGTGCTCGCGGCATATCGGCACATTGACGTAGCACAAGAAAGGCAGCAGGCGCATGACGTGAACACCCTTCGGCGTGTCGAGGAACGGCTCGCCCACCCACGCCTTTGTCTCGTCCCATAGCGGGGTGATGTCGCGCTTGAAGAGGACGTCGGAGTCCATGAGTATAAAGCCGTCGGGCAGCATGTCGAAACAAAGGTCGATGGTCTTGCAATGCTTTGGCGAGCCGTAGTTGCTGCTGGCTGGCTTTCGGTCTGGGAATTGTTGTAGCCACTGGTCGAAGTTGATGAGCTGACCACGGGTATTGTCTATCACTTCAATTTTTGCGACTACGCCCTTACATCTTTTAGCATTGAAAGGCTGTTTGTCGCTATTGTCTATCACAACTACACGACAGCCTGGCGTTTGCTTGGCCAAAGAGCGGATGCACGCCTCCATCATGCGAGGGGTATTGAAGTGGACGGTAAGGACTGTAATATGTGTCATGTTGATTTCTTATTTAGAGAGACAAAACCGCAGCCCTTCTCTTGCTACTCGTGCGTATGGCTCCAAATCGTCTGCACCGTCGTGGTCATTGATGCAGAGGATGCCATTTGTTGTTGCGATTGCCTTGCGAATCTCGTCTGGAGAATGTCGGTTAGTAGCCACGTAGTCACGCTCGGGGTGATGATCTATGTACTGCCCTGATAGATATTGCCACCACAGGTAGATATACTGGTTAAAATTCCAAGACTGACGGAAGGTCGTCACACTACGTTCCATATCTTCAGGCCATCTTTGCCAGAACATTTCTATCGTTGCACGGAGCATCGGCGCAATGCTATGCCCTGTGTGAAGCCATGTGGTGCAATAGTGCTTCCCGAAGTTTCTCGCGACGAAATTTAAACCTCCGAGGCAAGCTTTGTGATATTGTCCTGGTTGTGAGGGGAAATCTTTCGTCTTCAAATGCAAACAGGGAAGACCGTTGCGGAAGAAATCATCCACTGGCATTGGGCTTAGTGGAAACATGTCATCGTTTCCATAAAGAAACATCGGAGCAAGGTCAGGAATGCGGTGCAAATACATCTCGATTGCGCGACTGTTAAACGTCGGCAACTTCTCTTTAGGCATAAAGGACTTATGAAATACAACTCTCACATCAGGATGCTTGCCATCAGAAAGGAGTGGCTTCATCCAATCCTGCACCTGTGTCGGCCTCGCCAAAAGGATATGTATTCGTCTAATCCAAGGCAAATTCTTCCTTATCAGACGTATAAGTATCTCTTCTGTCCCCCATGTCCGGTAGCGCTGGTTGGTGAGCGTGCTTTTATCGTCACACCACATTCCATTCGCCGACAAATAGTCGTGACGCCACATTAAATCTTGTGGGAAAACCATCGGTACTACATAGTCTATTGTCATACTTCGACTGTTTTTTGTTTCAAAATTACCGAAATCTCATCATTGATGCGGACACGAAACGACCCCCGATGATACTATCAACGAGGGTCGTGACTTTCAACAGAGATGGACTTTTAGTCGGATGAAGAAACGCCTTCAAGCAGCGAATCCCATCCGTCTGCTGGAGCACTGACAAAAAGGTTGGGGTATTTCACTGGACCGAGAATGAAATTCACAGTCGAAATACGATCGTCAGCTGCTGCTGCACCCGTGTCAGTGGTGGCGCCGCCGCTGTCAATGCGAACCTTTTTGTTGGGGTCGTAAATGATTTGGGCATCGCCGGTTGGGTCTGGGAAGATGGCAAACCAGTCAAGGTTGTTCAGGGCGCGAAGAATCTTTGAGACTTTGGCATCAACACCGTCAAATACCATAGTACCTGTGATGTTGTAGCCCTTGCGCTTTCCTTGACTTTCGCCTGCAATCTTTTGAGCTTCCTCTTTCAGGTCGAACTTGTACAACCCTTTGGTGTCCTTAAAAGAAGGGGTCGCATAGAGGTTGTCTGTGGCGGCCATTGGAGTTTTCAAGTCACCTCGAAGACCGATATAGACCACTTCGCCGAGACCAGCCAGGTTCTCCATGCACTCCTCAGCTGCGCTGTAGTGCATCAGTGTTGGGCAATTTTCTTGTGGCATAATCTTTTTTTTAAATTAGTTTTTGTGTTGACAGGAGAAAAAGGGGAGGGCAGGCACAGTGGGCGATATAGCACTGCCGCCCTTACCCCCTTGCTAGAGTTTAGTCACTGGAACCGGCGTCACTGGAACCGCCGTCGGCCTCGAAGATAGCGACTGCGCTTTCAGGCTGACCCTTCGTTACGACGTTAGCCGTAGCGGTGGTAGCGTTGCTTGCGCCTGCCCACTTCACGAACTTGTAGCCAGCCTTCGGAGTAGCGGTAATGGTCAGGGTCGTACCCTTAGCATACTCGCCGTTCACTGGAGCGGGAGAAACGCTTACGTCACCGTATTCTGCATTGTTGGCAACAACGGTGAAGCTGTCCTTCTGGTAGTCGCCAGACCAATACTTGTCCTCGATGGTGCCGCCGTTGGTAACGAAGCAGGCAGCATTGATGCGGAGGATGCGGGTGCCGAACACGCCCTGAATCTGGAACGTGATGGTCTTGTGGTCGCCGCCAGGAGTGGGGTCGCCGTGCATGATGCTAACGAATGACTGATCGCCCTCGTTGTTTACACCAAACTCCATGTTGCCAGGGATGGTGGCAATCATACGTGTGCCTTCGCCGAAGTCGTCGCTGGGGCAGAACGTAATCTTCGGGTACTCGCGTACCTTGAAGTTGCCGTTTGCGTCGGGGATGAAGTTCACGGCAAGGTGGCTACGATGCTTCTGCTCGTAAGCATCTGCGAGATAGTTGCCATAAGCGGTGCTCATATAGACAACAGTTTCGCGGCGCTTCAATGCAGGATGCCACTTGTTGTACCACTTCACGAACTCTTCCCATGCAGAGCTGTCGCCCTCTGATGCAGGAGAATCGAGAGCTGCGCAGGGAATCAGGTTGCCTGCAGCCTCGGAAACTTCGCCATTGGCGATGTCCTTGTCGAGGTTGGCGTGCAGACCGTTGAACAGAGCCATTTCGGCCTTTGCGCTGTTCTCGTCGCCATGCCAGATGCAGGGGAATACGTTGTCGTTGAACGCAATGCCAATCTGGTTGACGAAATCCTCTGTCTTGGGGAAGGAAGCCTGAGCAGAACCGTTGATGGTAATCATCACGGGCTTTTCTTGGAAGTCGTCCTCGTTGGCTGTGTAGTGATCCCACACAATGTGGGCTTCGAGTACGCGCTCGGTCAGATAACCAAGTGCAGAGTTCTGTGACTGACCTACCACCTTGCGGCGAGCGGTGCCACCCTTGCGGTTGAAGATGGTAGCGGTGTCCTTGAACTCCACACCAGTGATGACCTTGATGGCCATGCGCTTCAACTCGTCTGCGCTGTAATACGCAGGACCCATGATTATGTTAGTTTGAAGACGGTCCTTCACATGGGTCAAATTGTCAATTCCGATAAATGCCATAGTTTTTAATGAATTGATGGTGAATAAATTGAGTTAATTAAAAAGGTTTTCCGTGTTCGTCGAAGGCTTACTTGTGAGCTTCTTCCCACTCCTTCTTGGCCTTCATGTTCTCTTCATAGGACTTGCTGGGGTCCATGACGTATTGTGTGCTGATGGCAACGCCTGCCGCCTCTGCACCAGTTCCGTTGTTTGCGGGAGCAGCACCAGCCTGAGCGCCTTCGCCTGGGGTGTTCTGCAACTCGGAAACCTGTGCGTTCAGGTCGGCAATCTGCTGGTCGCGCTCGGCGATGATGCCCTCTGCTTGCGCGAGGCTTTCCTTTGTGCCGTTCATCTCAGTCTGCATGGCCTCGATGTTTTCAGCCTTTGCATTGACCTCGCCTTGCAGGTCAGCCTTCTCCTGCTCCAGTGCAGCGATGGCATTGTCCTTCTCTTCGATAGCGGTAGCGTGAGCGGCGTTCAGGTCTTCGATGGCCTTGGCGTGCTCTGCCTCCTTAGTCTCAGCTTGCGCTGTCAGTTCCTCGACCTTAGCGGTCAACTCGTTCTTCTCGGCGGTCAGGCTCTCCACCAATGCCTTTGCATCAGCAGATTCCTTCTGTGCCGCCTCGATGTTTGCGTTCAGAGTGGCGAGCAGGTCCTTGTTGAAGAATGTGCCCTCCTCCGAAACCTGCATCTCCTCTACTTCGAGAAGTGCAAACACTGCGGGGAATTGTTCTTTCATGTTTACAGTATTTTTGTTAGACAAAATGTTGTCAATTTCATCAGCGGTCTTCTCGCCAGCAGCGAGAGCCTGCTGCATCGGTTCCTTCTTTGCAGACGGCTTCTGCATCTCGCCCATCTTGCGGCCTGCAGTGCGCTCGATGGGCTGCTCTGTGCCGTTGGCGAGGTTGAACACGCGGCTGATTACCTGACCGAGCATCATCTGACCGTCGCACAGGATGCCCATCACGTCCTTGGCATCGAATACCTTGCCGTCCAGATGCTCGTCCTTGGCATTGGGGAAAGCGGCCTTCATGTCGGCACGGAACTCTGCCTCCAGCTTGTCGAGCTCTTCGATAAGCAGCTTAGCATCGTCGTTCTCGGCGATGTCGCGCATATTCTTATTCTTGTTGATGCTCTTGGTGGCGTAGTATTCGCGGTAAGTCTCGCCCGACATAAACTTATCTCCGCTCTTCATGGTGCAGAATGCAGCCATCACGCCGACGCAGCCCAGCTTGTCTTTCGGGTTCATTACATACACCTCGTCGCAGAGCGCAGCGAGATACATACCTGCCGAAGCGCAAAGGCCGTCGATGAAGGCGATGACGCGCTGGCCACGGGCGTGGGCATAGTCGATGCCCTGCTGGAAGTCGTTCTTGGCCCAAGCACTGCCGCCAGGGGTGTTGATGTTCAATACGTGACCCTGACAAGCGGGATTGTTAGCAGCCTCCATCATCCAGTCGCGGATTTCCATCGACCCGTAGCTGCAGGCGCCGCCATTGCGGGTAATAGGTCCGTCAACAGGCATGACATTGACGAAAGGTTCATTCAACTCTGACAGGCTGTCGCCGCGCCAGCCATAACGACCGTGCGTCTTACCATCCTGTGTCACCTGATACTCGCGAATGAAGTCCTGTCCCTTCTGACCGATGGCCATGGGCGACTTCTTCTCGCGCTCGATGCCGAGTGTGGCGTGATTGGTGATGTTGTACTGCAGCGTAGGCAGGATGCTGTGCAGAAACTTCTGCTGAATCATCCACTCCTTGTTGCTGAGTATTTCAAAAAGTCCATTCATAAATATTTGTGTTTGAAATTTCTGTTTGCAAAATTCAACAAATGAATGGGCATGAAGTGGATAAAAAACAGCGGTTTCGCCAGAAAAACGGGCAAAACCGACGTTGAAGATTTTCTAAAACCAAACAAAAAAAGGCAGGCTATCCTCTCGGACCACCTGCCGCAAAACATGACTGAATATCAACTTCCTTTTTTTTACATTATTATTATATTATATTATACATAGTTCAGATATTGCTTATGCGGATGAAGCCGCTCATTGACATTAAAGTGACCTTAATGCTCATCTGTGAAGACTGCCCCATCTGTTCCTCGATAGTGAACTGACTGGTGTTTGGCAGTCCGTATGCCAGGTATCGTTTGCCATCATAAGTGGTTAGTACAATATGGAAATCTGTATATTTTAGATATGGCTGTTTTGCTCTAACAACTTGAAATCCACTTTCTATCGGAATTTGTAACGTATGCGTTCTGACAATTCCCGATATATCCCTTTTCTCAACAACCTTGTGCTGAAGACTTTCCTTCATCTCTGCATCAGCCGTGTCATCACCGCTAAGGTTCAGGCTGAGAAGCGAGTCGAGATGTAGGTAGGCGTCGGTTATCTCCGAACCGTCAAGCATCGTCACATCTGTTTCTGTGATGTTTTGCACGTTGAACGGAGTATTCACTTTCAGAGCAGTGTATGGCATAATGTCTATGCGAACAACGTCCTGCATCAATAATTCCAAACATTCTTCATTCTGTGTCATACTTCTAATGGTTTGGGGTTGGTTTATGATTATTTTCTATCTTTTTTAGACTTGGACAATAAATTAGTCTTTTTCTTGTGTTTTTTAAGGTTTGTTAAGTAACGTTTTTACATTTATTATAATTCATACGATTGACTTTTCTCGTGCCATCTATTAACTCGTCTATGTTTTTCCCACGACGTCGTTCCTCCTTTTCGTAGAAAAACAATACTTCTTCGTCTGTGATGTCACTTGGCAGCATCTTGGCCTCCCATAACCATCTCTTTGCCATCCTTCGCATAGAATCACGGTCTGTTGCATTCGTACCAAGACACATATTATAATGGTAGAAGAAGTGCTCAATGCACATCACCACGTCCCTACCGATTTTAGAGTCGAAACGGATGCCCCGCTTGTCGCAGACAAACAGCTCCTCGCATATCCAGTGCAGGAAGAAGCGCAGGAACTCCCGCCTGAGTTGTCGGGTCATCGCGTTGGCCTGTTCAAAGAGCAGTGTGAACGAACCAGTCACCTGCTTGTAGCACCCGCCGATGACCATCACCCTCGGGGCGGCGATGCAGAGGTAGTCGAAGCCGTCGGACTTCCTGTTGCGCTTCGTGCCGGTCAGGAAGTTTATCTCGTCCGTCGTCAGCCACGTCTTAGGATCGCGCTTCAGTATCACCTTCCCACCTTGCGGCTTCTTCCCATTAAGCATATTCTTCCACATGCGCTCAGAGAAACAAACAGTATGGTTCATATCCTGTTCTGCGACAAACGTCAACCACGAATCCATCATTGCATATTCTTCCTGAAATCGTGAGAACTCCACAGGTTGAAACTCCGTCAGCGGTGGTGAAGGTACAACCCGTCCCCTGTACCATTGTGCCACATAAGTCGGTACTTTTAAATATATGTTAGCCATATCTTCTAGACAAATTGTAAATCGAGAAATCAATTTGAATTTACTTTGACAGGCACACCTTCGCGGACCAATCGTTTAACGAAGTTTCTTATGTTTAAGGCTTGGCGGTAAATGCAATCTTTTTCTATCAAGATCTTTGCATTGGTCAAAGGCTTTCTTGTTGTATAGTCGATGCTTTTACATTGCTCAATTTCCGCAACCTTAATTTCTCCTATCTTCAAGTTGTAACTGTACATGGTGAGACCTGGAACTCTTCTGACTCGACCTATCAGTTTGAACTCCTGCTTTTGCTGCTGCTTATGAAGGACCTCTATCTTGTCCTTCTGCATTTCCTGCGTTTTGTGAAGGTCAAATATTTCCATTTCCTCAACTTTTCATTTTTTTCAAATCCCTCATCATAGCCCTGACTTCCTTTTCCATTTCCACATAGTCGCCCATGCTGATTTCCGTTAGCCCATTGGCCTTGCACGGATAGGCGCATCCTACATAAATTTGCTTGGAATATTGGAAGAATGTTGGTGTCACCGGCTTTATTATGTTCAGTTTTCCATTGTTATCCTTACCGTTCGTAATGTCTGCCTGAAGCAGTGTCAGTATCGAAATGACACTTACTTCTGGAAGTTTCATCCTTGCCTTCTCTATGCGAATGGACTCCCTTACATAATATGGCAACTTACGTTCGGGGTGCTTCTTGTTGACCTGAATATCGTCGCGGTATAGTTCCACATACGGTAGCACAATCTGTCCAGAAGATTTCATTATTGGCTGCTTGTTGTATATACGATTCGCCGCGTCGCTTGGTTTGACGTTTGCGTTTGGCAGAGCCAGCTCGCACATGCGTTTCTTCACATTCGGCACCCATTGTTCAAACCCGTCTGCATCCTTGCCTATGCTTTTCCATAGGTTTGGCTTTGGGCATATATTGTCCTTGAAAGCGACACAAGCCACACCTCCTGCAAAAGCAGAGTCGGTAGGGTAGTACGTTATGGCACCAACGTTTGCCGCAAACTTATCCGCCGCTTTCTCTGCTTTATTGCACTTATTCCACAACTTTTTGAAAGCCTTACCAAGTTCGGTTGTAGTGCTGAATTTGTAATAATGGAATTTTACTATCGCCATGACCTTTATATATAATTCAATTTTTTACCGCACCATTCTTTCTTCTATCACGAGAAAAATTTCAACAGAGGGCTCCATAGCTTTCTCGTAAACCAAATCACTGCGAAAACTATTGCTCCGACAAACATCCATTTTGCTGCGTCCAAAACTTGTTTCCACCAAGGCCGATTGTCGTCTGCAGTCGGTGTTTTAGATACAAAACTGCTGTCAGCCTCTTCCTTGTGAAACGATACCGAGTCAAATCGCTCCTTCCAGGCTGCACTCAAACTATCCACAGCAGTCATCAGCCTTTGCTCATATTCCTGCTGCATTCGTTCTTCACGCAGCTGCTGTTGTCGTGAAATGTCGCGTTCGGTAGTCCTTTGCTCTTGGCGGAAAGCTCTGCCAAGCGAATCAACCCACGTTGTAACTGTTTCTGTAATGCGCTCCTGCTCCTGCTCGGTGCTGTTCTGCTCCGTCTGTTGAGTTGATATCTTGTTAGTCACCTCACGAATCATCTGCTCTTTTACCTCGTCCAGCCGTTTGTCCACAACGGATTTTACAGCAATCGAGTCAAACTCGCTGTTGTAGTGATGGCGTTCCTCCAAAGCCTTTGGCGAAGAGCAACTCGTCAGCATCAAGTACACCACTCCTATAACTGTCATCGTTATCAGCGCATCAAGCAAACAAACAGCAACCTTTTCCCAAGAAAATTTCTTCTTTTCCATAAATTTCGATGATTTTCTTCTGCAAAGATATAAAAAACTTTTTAATTTAATAACACAACATATTAAATTAACAATTTTCTAGAAAACATTTCTGCAGTACCAAATATGATAAATGTGATAATCATCTTTAGAAAGCCAAACGGCACGGCTCTCCCTGTAAAAAAGACATAATTATAGGCATTTTACGACCATACTCGGCAAAATAGCCCAAAGACCATAGCCGATGCAAAAACGTAAGTTGTTGATTTTTAGGCAACACGTCCCTCAGACAAAAACCCGATGCCCCACATTCACACGCAAGAC